CCATCGCGCCAGCCCAACGCCGGTCCCTGGTCATTGTGCATCTGGTTGTTATCCAGCCGCCCAATCACCACCGGATGATCGCCCATGGCCACGACACGCGGACCGTACCAGGTCCAGGACGTCTCACCGGCCACCTGCTCGCCGTAGGCCAGCTCTTCAGCCCAGGCCAGCTCGACGTGGCACACATCACGGAAGAACGTCGTCCAGACGAACCAGCCAGAAGTGAACGTACCCTCGTGACAGCACGACCGCTGGTCATCACCAGGCGGCGTGTAGTCGCGCAGCAGCATGTTCCGGATACGGCGGTCGTACGCAGTTTTCGCCAGATCTCGTTCAATGTGCCCCACGGCACGCTTGTCGAGCACCGACTTGAACTGCTTGGTGAGCTTTGCAACGTTAAATCCCATTTCGTTCCTCGCTTGCGTTGATTTTGTCCAGTCTCCTTTGTTCTGTACCTGCGGGTGTAGTATCCGCAGCGCTGGCTGTGGTAGCGGCGGCAGCCAACTGCCCCCAAGGATCTACTTGCAATTCCCAGCACTTGATGAAGTAGTCAATGTCGGGTGCGTCTGCGCTATACGCGCTGGGTTGAATATACCCGCAGATATCGCACGTATCGGGCGTTACCTGCTCCGCACCTATGCCTACATCGACCCGTTCACCCGGCTGCAGCGTGGCTTGTTGGCACACGGGGCAGCGCGGCGGCCCGGTTGTAAGGACTAATGACATTAGTCTCCTTTCAGCTAGCGACAGAAACACTCGGTATTTGTATACAAGTTACGCAGAGCGGCTGGTCCTGGGACTGAGTTTACATGCAGCCCGAACGACCGCAGCAGCATTTTGCACCAGTTCCGCTGTTGGCACTACCGCTGCAGGTTCGTCGTAAGAACTACTTACGCCATCCACCCAGTAAGCGACACACGCACGAACCTGAATAACCGCCGGTTGGTTGTTGAGTACCACCTGACGGGCGCACTCGCGGCGTTTTATTTCTCGTGGCGTGGCGGCCAACGCTGCGACACGACTGCCGACAAACACGCCGTAAAGGCAGGGTGTAGCGTCGTCAGGTGCCACGTAGCCGCGCAGCAATACGTTGCGTAGCTGCCGCTCATACTTGGTTTTTGCCAGGTCGTACTCAATATGCCCCACAGCACGCTGCCGCAGGGCTTCGCGCATCAGCGCTGTATACATGCGCACTCGCTTTCTACGCGTACTGCAGTACACGCAAGGGGATACGCTCGCGCCGTGTTTTGCGTTTTCCCGCAGCTAGCTCGTCATCATCGATATAGCAGCCGAGTTTTTCATGGTCCCAGCGACACAGGCCCCAGGTAGGTCCGTACGGATGGTACTTGGCAAACTCGGGAGGAACAGTGTCCATGTAAAACGCGGTGTACCAGTCAGCCGCGTCATCACCGATACGAAATACGGCTGACTGTTCCTGCTTGCTGCGTTTTACAAACGGGCGCTGTCCCAGAAAGATATATTGCGTTTCATCGTACGTTGTCCCGGCAACCACCTGGCCCCGCGTTACAGCCGTCATGCTTGCCGTATAGCTGTTACGCGTCGTATACCGGGCGCCGTACAGGATCACGCGACGCAGCTCGGCATCGCACTCGGCCGTAATCGCCGCAGCAGACACCACCGCCGGCAATGTCGTCAGCCAACCTGTCAGCGATCGCGCTGTTGCCTCGTTCATGAGCTCTTGGCCTGTGGATCACGAGTCGTTGCCCGCAAGTACTTCACGACAGGCGCGTTCGGCCGGTCGCCGTCGTACTCCAGCACAACTTGTTGGTATGGTTGCTGGAAAGCCTCACACAGCTTTCCGGTAATTGCCTGAATAACGCCCAACAGCCCCAACGTGGGGCACAGGGCTGTGCCGGAGACCGTGGCGTAAGGGTGGTCTGCCGTTTTACGCAAACACTGCGTGCGGTATTCGAACAACCGCGTCAGCGTATGCGGATCCTGTTGCAGCAGTTCGGTAACTGCCGCGGCCACCAGTTGCGGAATCACCTCTTGCGGAGTACTCATAAGCCTGTCCTGTCATGACATACACGGGCTGAAACACACAGATCAGGTTGGCGGCTGCTGCACAGCGCCCAGCCACCCGTCACCACGCAATGACGCTGCGAAATGCCACGGCCGCTCACCCTGCTTACGGTAATACGGCGGGCTAGCCCCAGCGTCCAGTTCGAACATGGCTGTTTCGCCGGACGATCGGTGAAACTCGTACCAGCCCGGCTCAGTAGGCCAGAAATACTCCACCGCGGGCTGCGCAGGCTGTTCAACCTGCGGTTCTGTCGCTGTGGCCAGGTGGCGGCGCTCCAACTCTGCCAGCAACAACGCTGCCGCAATCACCAGCTGCTGGTTTTCGTTGTCGCGATACTTCGTGGTAGCGTGTTCCACGAACCCCGGCACCCAGTCTGGCCGATCACACACCGCAGGCGGTGACTGACCGAGCACAGCTTCCAGTAACCCGGTTGCGGCGCGCAGCAGCGAACCGTCAGTGTGTTGCTGGTCGTGCTCGCTGGTGTACCCCCGCGCCTTCTGCCTAGCACGCTCCTCCAAAATGCACGACAGCGGTGTCGGTGGCATTGTTTGCACCACAGCAGATCTCCTTAAAATACTGCGACGCGCCCGTCGCTGCTTGATGAGTTGCCGCTGCACTACGGCTAACAGCGTCAATTGCTCGCGCCGCCACATCTCCGTGACGCGATCGCGCAGCTGACAAAAAGCACGACTGAGCACGGTATCCACAGTTACCACGTCCCACGCGGGGACATTTAACTGACAGCACAATTCGTGCTGCGCCTCGTCCAGGATACCGCGCACAATCGGGCAGGTCTCCGGGACCCGCCTAAACGCCACTCGCCGCAAGTTGCGGCTGCTCGTCTTTGACATACCAGCGCTGATCGCGCTTGTTGTAAACCACCCGCTGGTGCGACCAGCGCAACGCGGCTGAAATCACCTGCCAGGGCAGCATGGCGCGGAACTTGTGCCCGGCCGCGCGCACAGCGGCTTCGATTTCGCTTGTTGTTGGCGGCGTAGGTGACGTCAACACGTACTCACGGATAGCCTCCAACAGCTGCAACTGCGGCAGCGTCTTGTCACCGGCACTCCGTCCATAATTCATGCGCCGCGTAACCTCCCTGCGGTGCCTGTCGTAGATTGGCCGCCAGGCGGCAGGCAGCAATGCCGCGCGGAGCACCTTGGCGGACGTGTGCCAGCGCTTTTCGATCTGCGCAAACAGCCCGGTGCCCGCGGCCAGCGTCGACTGGACCTGCGCAGCCGTCAGCGGTTGTCGCGTTTGCGCGTGCCGTACACCATCGGCCGCCAGTTGTGCCACAAGCTCATCGACCGTAAAACCGGCCGTAACTGTCGCCGTACGCGTGAACAGTTCGAGGAACAGCGGATAGCGCATAGCCGGCTCGTCTTCCCAGTAAATCTGGTCAGTCGGCGCATTGGCCACCTCGTAATTCGTCCGATTCCGCCGCGCCCGCCGGCGACCTGCGGGCATGCGCTCGCGCTGTAACGCGCTGGGGGGCGCTGGCGCAACAGCCACCGTCGGCACACGGAAACCAGCCGCGGGTGCCGTCATCATGTCACCAATGCCCGGCAAAACACTGTTGGCGGCTGCCGCAGCGTCGGCAATCGCCGTGTTCACCTCTGCCAACCGCTGGGTCAGCGTTTCCCGCTCCGTCAGCAATTTTGCCAGCTCGTTTAACTGGCCACCCACTTGTTGCTGCACCAGCGCAACAAGCGCCTGCGCGACTGTGCTGCCGGCAGTAACGCCGTTACCTGACGTTTCACTCATGACCGTCTTACCTTGTGTAAGGCCCTACGAACCATTCGAAGCACGCACAACACTGGGCGTGCTTGACCTGCAAAATAATAAGCAGGCGTAACGCCTGCAAGCACGCGGCACTTAATTGTGCTGTTCGGCCGCATAATGGTTTTGAGCTACGCGTACCGCGTTGTCAAATGCGCGGCCGCGCGCGTGTGCCCAGTGCATCAAATCGGTAAGCAGGTCTACCAACAGGCTGTCAGGATCTGTTGGTTTTGCCACCTCGTACGCATGCAACGCCGCTTCAGCCGCCTCGACGCGTTCTTCAATTGTCGGTTCCGTGAGCATCCTCCTTATAATCGCGCCAATACAACTGCTGCGCCGCTTCCATACAGCGCAGCTGAAACGCTGCACCCGTGTCGTTTTCACCAGCCTGCGCCAACGCCTGAATCTCTTCAGGGTGCCCGGCCAGGATCCGCGTTGCGATCTTTTGTCGACCAGCCGCGGATAGCGGGCCGAATTCCACCACGTAATCGACGCGCCCGGGACGGAGTGTGTACGACCCGTCTGGCTTTTGCGTAAACAGCGTAGAAGACAGCCGCTCGGGGTGGTTGGCCGTCAGGATTGTCACGACCCCGTCAGCCACAGCCACGCCATCGATCAGGTTCAACAGGCAATCCAGCGTCACACTCCCGCGCTCGGCAGAATCGTGTGTAAACGCCCGATCAATGTCTTCCAGCACCACAATCGCCGGCGCGTGCTGACAAACCTCTTTTGACCACGCATCTGTCAATGCGGTGTTATTAAGCGTGGGGAGATCAAATAGTAACACCGGCAGCCCCAGAGCCGCGCCCAGCGCACGAATTGTGGCTGTCTTGCCTGTGCCTGGCGGCCCCACAAAGCCCGCCCCCAGTTTCCAGGGTACCCCGCGCTCTACGTACCAGCCGCGACCAGCCAGCCAGAACCGCAACCGTTTTGTAAACAGCGCCGCGGCTGGCGGCAGGTCTAGATCATCCAGACGCTGCCCGGCCGGCAGAGAACTGGCGTGCTCATAGCGCCGCGCTGTCGGAATATACCCGTCGTCATAGTAAAATAAATCCCGATGCAGGCCGGCCGTGCTGTGATGCGTTGTCTGCACGTGATACAACTTGCCGTCATTGACTCCAACCGGCGCTGGCGAACGAGAATAATCGTTGTGCGCGACCTTACCGCCAACGGCCCCGACTGCCGGCAACAGGCCAGAAATGCGAATTACGCGAAACTGCGATACCCGCGACTGGCAGACCAAACGCTCTTCGTACTGCGTCAGCACGTCTGCCAGCCAGTGCGGGCACAGCGTACCACGAATAAACGTCAGGACGATCCCCGACATGTCATTAGACCCGCTGGATATGGGTCCGCCCTCGCCGCCCCCGGTGTTACCGTCACTGCTAGACCAGATCGGCACCCAGCCGTACAGCAGCCAGACAGCCCGCCGGGGCGGTAATCGTTGTGGTACCCGCGCAGCATACGCCGGGCTATTGCGCAGCCAGCTCGCCCGCTCCGGTTCGTCCGCTGCCATCTTAACCGCATCTACAGCACAGACTTCTGTCGTATACGCGTACTGTGAGGCAGTCGACAGCAACCGCCCGTTACGCCGCAACCAGTTGCACACGGTTACCCGCTGCGACGCTGGTAGCGTCACCCGGACTAATACCAGCCCGGCAGCCTGCTGCCAGAACCCCAGCACAGCAGACCGAAACGAAAACAGCGCTGTACCGAGTGCGGCCAGGCCAGCGTAGTTAAGCCAAGAATCCATTTAGGCGCTTTCCGATAAAGCCACGAGTGGCAGATTTTCAAGCGGGACAACCGACACAAAGCCCAGCCCATCGATGCGCTGGGCCGTCAGCCACTGCTGCCGTCGGCGCCACAAGATCCGCGCCACAGTTGCCCTGTACTTGTGGGCTTTCGGCAATTGCTCCGCCTTGCCCACCATCACGAACAGCCCACACACGGGCAATTGCCCATTCATCCAGTCCCGCTGCGTATGGGCCGCAAAGCGGCTGATCATCCGCCGCACGTGCTGCTGTCGCGGCAACGGGCTGGTGCGGCGCGGACAGGACCTGCTCGCCAGGTCCGGGTAGATGTTGTACGGAACCTGCACTTCTTTACGTCCGCGCTTCACCACGCGGACACTGGCCACCGGCGCTGCCAGTTTGCGTCGTGTGGCTTTTGACAGCAACCAGCAGCCGATGATACGCGACAAGCGTCGCGAGCGCCGTTCACGCAACTCTTCGTACGACACGGCCGGCGCAATACGATCAATTTTTGCCATATGCCCCTCGGTGTACGCGGGTATTGAAACAATAAACACACCCAACGAACTGGGCCGGCTTGCGCCGGCCCAGTGTTGGAGTGTGACAGTTACAGGCTCAACAGCCAGCTCTGTGCGGCTAGCTTTTCACCCAGCTCGTCGCGCGAGACAAGTCCGTGCGCCGGACAAAACGCATTTTGCGCCAGTCCAGCGGCATGTCCTTCGTCAACTTCGCCGGCACATCCCGCTTCGCCCACTGCTTCTCGAACATGGCTTGGCGCAGCCAGTTCTCGGCCCAGGTCGGCAGCGCGGGTGCTTTCTTGGCCGTCAGCTTCTCTTCCACGGCCGCTTCGTGCTTGTTACGCGCCTCCCAGAGCTCCGCCTCTTCCAGCGAGATGGCCTCGTCGTACTGCGGCCAGATCGCATGGTCGCGCACCACGCCACGCGACACGGAAATCGAAATCCCTTCGCGCGTCACGGTCGCATTCGCCCGACTTTCGAGATGCGTGAGGCCATCCCAGATCAGCGGGTGCTCCGGTTGCGGCAGCGTCACGGGCAACTCTTCCGGCGTCAGCGTGCCGGCCACGATCGCCGCACGCACAGCCGCCTTGTCATCTTCGTACAGCACGGCCCGCAGCTGTCCGGTCACAGCGGCCACGAAGGCGCTCGTATCCTTCGCCAGATACTCGTCCAGATACGACATCTGCTCGGCATCCACATCGGCCGTGTCGCTCGCGGCCTGCAGCGCCGCCGTAACAGCAGCGATACGCGCCTGGTGCTCCGCCGTGTCAATCGTCAGGTGCTCCACCCATTCACTGAACGCGGCTTCACTCAACTCCGGAGTACCGTCGCTCCGCAGCAGCGCCGTAGCGAGCGACAGCAGCAGATCGAACGGCGCACGATACTCGGTCTGGGCTGCGGTCAGCCCCGCCTTGACCGTCGTACTGCTCAGCTTGCTGGCACTGGTCGGGAACGCTTTCAGCAGCGTGGGCAGATCCAGCTTGAACTTGCCTTTGCTTTTCTCGGCTGCCGCCAGCAGGGCTTCACGCCAAGCTGCCCGCACACTCACATACTCAGCACGCCCGGCTTCCTGCAACCGATCGTACTCGACGATCATGAATTCACCGAGCGGACCACCCAGCACGATCGCCAGGGGAGATCCGCACCGCAGGATCACGATCGGCTGAGGCAGCTTCGCCGTGGTGTAGCAGCCACGCACGCCCTGCTCCGCGACAACAAAGTCACCGGGCTGGGTTGTCAGGCTGACCGCAGTCCACCACTCTTTCCAGGCAGGCACACAGGCTTCCTGTTCCGGCGTCAGTCCTTCGACCTTGGTAACCGGCTTGTCGGGCTTCGGCGGCAGCTTGATATCGGGCAGAGTCAACCACTTCGGTCGATACAGAGACATAGACAGCTCCTTAACAAGAAGACAGAAACAACATGGGTATTACAGGGGCGGCTGTGACACCGCCCCTGTAATACAACTGGCGCATCAAACAACAACAGCCAGGTTACTGTGAAGTAACCTGGCTGTTAACAACCATCAGCAGACTATCGGCAAATGCCTAGTCGCGGACGCGCTGGGCCGGACGCAGCGCGTCGGCCTGGTAGGTCGTGATGTACAGACCACCGCCGAAGATGCAGTCAGCATGCTCCGGGTGCTCGACAGCCACCGGGTTGTCCACGGCAGCTTCGACCGAATCGCGATCGATGACCAGCACGTCGCCGACCAGCTCGCAGGTCGTCCGATCAACCGGCGACCAGATCTTGACGCCAGACGCCGCCGGATTCGGCACCTCGTGCCGAGACCCCTGGTTTTCGCCCGGGGCGAGCTTCAGCCGCTTCGCCGTCTCCGCGGTGTACTGGGCTTCCTTGAACTTGACGTTCGTGGCGGTGCTGAAGTACTCACGCTTCGCGCACTTGGCCAAAAACGCGTCAACCAGCCCCTGGTCGAACTCCGGCTTGTCCGACAGCTTGGTGATGTACACGTCACCCTGACGGACGTACTGCCCGGCCTTCATCCGCAGAGCATTCCGCGTCGTACGATCCATCGTCTTGACCGCTTCGCGCTCGATACGCTTGGTGGTTTCGATGGCGACGTTGGTGGTCTCTTCGACGGTGGCGACATTGCTTGCGTTGCTCATTTTCGATCCTTCTTAAAACGGGGGTGTGAAACTCAAGCACCCCCAGTTCTATCGCAGCAGTTTGTGAATGTCAACACGCAAGACCTGCTGCATTGTCTTTTCAGCATGTCAACGTTTACCTCCTTCATAACGCGCCGCAGTCGCGCGAGACTGTCGGGACAAGTAACCGACACAACTTGTAGAAGCTACGTCGCAGATATTTTGCGCAGTTTGCGCTATCCCTGCTCAGACCCCCAAAACTCACCGTGGTTCACGGCAGCAGCAGCCGACGCAACCGCATCCTGCTCTTCGTGGCACCCGCCACCACAGCACCCTTCAGCCGCTTCCGGCGCCTTGGCCTGCTCCCGGCGCGGCAGGCTGGCCAACATACGTGACCGCGCGTTCATCAGCGCCTCCAACTGCCCAATCGACTCATGCTGCTGGGCAGCATTCGCCGCTGCCTGCAGACACTGCAGCATCATGCTGACCTGCGCCAGCACCTGCGTCGTCGCCAGCACGAGCTCGGCAAGCTCCGTCTCCGCTGCGAACAGCCGCGGCAACCGGGTAGAGAGCGCCGGCGCCACGCTCTTGATGTCTTCCAGCAGTTCCGTCACCGCCTCGGCCGACAGCATCACGGGCACGCCCGCCACAGGCTGCTCGGGCAACGGCGGCATCTCGGGCATGCCACCAGACATCGCACCAAACATGCCAGGCGGCATGCTGGGCATACCGTGCATTCCGGGCATCATTCCGGGCATCTTGGGAATATTGCCGGCGCGGCCGAACATTTTCGCGATGTTCTGCAGGGCCACGTCATTTGCTTGCGCAACATTACTCATACGAGATCTCTCCACAAAGTTAACCAGGAACATCGACACCGGAAACTACGACACCTAACACAGTTACAGCGGAATCACTTCATACTTCAACACGGTCACACTGTTGTCAGCCACGGACATGACTGCCAGCAACGCGTCCGTTTCCCGAGACCCGACATTCAGACGAGTCAAGCTGGCCAGCTTACTGACAAACGCCAACACAACCGGATGACTGGTCAGCTGGTCGCCACAGATATCCTGTGCATACAGCGCATCCAGCTGCCTGTCAAAACTGCGCACAACTGCTCGCAAGTTTATCGCATCTTGTGCGCCGGCCGCCTGGCGACAAGCATGCGCTGTCGCCCCTGATAACGCCTCTGTCTGTGTATACGCTGACGCGGTATTGGCACTCACGACTGTATCCCTTCATATCGTTTACGGTATTCGTCTGATGGCGCATGCCACACATGAAACAGGCCCTGACAGCGATTTCGCAACACGGTCAGCCCCAGGGCTTCCGCACGGCGAAACAAGTCACCGTCCTCTTCACCATACGTCGCTCCGATCTGCTCGTCCCAGCCACCCAGCTGCTGCCAGTCGGCAGCAGTAAAAGCGCATAACCCCTTGCCAGCCTCCCGCCACCAGCCGTTAGCGCGCTGCGGCGTGTACTGATGCAACGGGGCCAGTGGTGGCTCGTCATCCCAAACTTCCCGGGGCCGTCCTGCGTACAACGAGTAACAGACAGGAAACCAGCAGGTCCCGGGCGTAACCCGGAGCTGCAGCTGCTGCAGGAAGTTTGGCGGCACCCAGATGTCCGCATCAAGAAAACAGACAATCTGGTCCGGGGTCAACCTGTTGCGGGCCAGTACGTTCAGCCCAAACGAGCGATTGAATGTTCCCGACGGTTGTCCGGAGATCCGGCCGATGCTGCGCCGGTAGCGCGTGGAGGCCAGCATAGCGGCCAGATCCACGTCTGTAGAGCCCCAATCAGAAACCCGCAGCTCAAACTGATCTGCGGGTTCAAGCTGCGCAATTGACGCCAGGAACTGCCGAAACTGCTCCCAGCGGTTCAATACGGTAACGCATAGGACTACCGTCACTGGTTGGTGTCCTCTTCCGGCGGTTCAGGAAAATCGAATTCGACAGCGTCACAGTCACTCAGCAATTCCTTGGGCGGGCGCACAGCTAATTCGGCTTTGCACTTGCGGCAGGTCACTGTCGGCGGCGTGCTGGCAAACGTGGCATTCGGATCGACACCCTGCCAGTCCTCCAGTTCGTCAAATTGTCGACACAGCGTTTCGTGCAGCGGATGCCCCTCAGAGATGCGTTCAATAGGCGCCCGGCTGATCGTACGGCAGTGCGGGCAGCGAAACAGGAGCACACTCTGCAGCGACACACGGCGCATAATCAACTCCATTTAACGGCGTGTACGGTACGGCTCGCGCAAGCGGTAGCGCTTTGTAAGCTCGGCCCTGACATTTTCCAGCGTTGTCTGCAAACTGTAGTCCTTCACAATCTGCTGCCTGGCGTGCTGGCTAGCTGCAGAGATATCTGCACCAACCCACTCGCTCAGGATCTGCGCAGCCCGCGCAGGTACAACTTCGTGCGATGTAATTACATCAAATCGCATCGTCACCTGGCTAGTCGTACAGGGCAGCTTAATCAGCGGCCGTGCTTCGTCCATCGGCGAACCGTCCGTAGTGGCCAGCGGCAACCCGCAAGCCTGCGCTTCATACAGCGTTAAGCCCAACCCTTCCCAGCGTGACGGCGCCAGGAAGATATCGCCGTCCTTGTAGATCCTGGCAGCCGTTTCAAAGTTCTCTGTGAGCACCTCGCAGTTGGCCGGCATCTCGGGCAGGTTATCGCGCTGACTTAACACCACAAACCGGGCCTGCGGCAACAGTTGGGCAATTTGCTGTACGACACTGGCACCGCGGCGCTGGTGGGCCCCGCCGAAGCCATTGGCAAACAGGAACCGCTCGCACCGCGTACGGGGCTTGAACGGAAACCGCGCCAAATTTACGCCCCAGCGCTGGCCGATAATGGCATGCTCCCAGTGACACACGTACCGGCGCCTGCGGTACTTGGCAGCCAGGGCCGCCAGAATCCGCCCACACCATTGCGAGGTCGCCCACATCACATCCGTCTGCTGTACCCAGGCCCGCTGGTCCGGCATGGGCAGCCATTCCAGCATCGGAATACAGCAAGTCAGAATTCCTCGCCGGCGGCACTCGGCCACCAGATCGATGTCGTCCAGCACCGGGCGCTCAGCAAACACGACGATCTGCAAATCGTCCAGAAATTTACCGAGCGCTTTACCAGCACGCGTACCGACTACGCTGACAGCTTGTGGCCGTGACAGCACGCACTCTTCCACACCCAGCTTCGGGTGCTGCACAGCCAGCCAGGAGTCGGCAAAGCCGAGATCGAACATGTCAGCATTCATGGAGCCCAGGCCTGTGCGTGTAGCCCAGCCCACGATACCGATGCGCAATGGGTTGTTCATACGGTTGCCAGTGCTGCACTCACCATGATTTGTGCCAGCTGCGCCACGTCTGTTTCTGGCGTCCAGCCCAGCTGTTGTCGGGCCTTCTCTGCGTTGCCACGCAGCACACGCACTTCCGTCGGGCGCACCAGGGCGGCGTCCACCTGCACGTATTTTGTCCAGTCCAAATCTACCGCAGCAAATGCCAGCTTGGCAAAGTCCCGCACTGACGTTGTAACACCGGTGGCCAGCACGTAATCGTCCGGGGTCTCCGTTTGCAGCATCTGGACCATGCCGCGCACATACTCCGGCGCATAACCCCAATCACGACAGGCGTCCAGGTTGCCCAGCAACAGCCACTGGTGCCGCTGCTGCTTGTAGATGCGTGCGGCCGCTTGCGCAATCTTCTGCGTGACAAACTGGCTGCCCCGCAAGTGGCTCTCGTGATTGAACAGGATCCCGCACCAGACTCGCAGCTGATAAGCTTGCCGGTAGATCCGGGCCAGCTGGTAAGCAGCGACTTTCGATACGCCGTACGGGCTTTGCGGATCCAGCGGTGTCAGCTCATGCTGCGGGGCTGTCTCCGGGGCGCCAGAAAACATCTCGCTGGTCGCCGCGACGTACACCTTTGTTTCCGGGCAACCCTGCCGGACAGCTTCCAGCACGTTCAGCGTACCCACAGCGTTCACACTGAACGTGTGGCCCGGGTTGTCGTAGCTGGTGCCCACAAACGACTGCGCCGCCAGATGGTACAGTTCTTTCGGCCGGTGCGTTTCCACCAGGCGGTACACCGCGGCCGGGTCGTTGATATCAACCGTTTCTATGACAACCCGGCCGCGGCCCAGGACCACTTGAGCAGCCAGCTCGGCCCGCAACCCCTGGCTGCCTTTTGGCCGCACAACGGCTACGATCTTAAAGCCCGTCGTGTGTTCCAGCAGCAACTGGATTAACAGCAGGCCGTCCTGCCCTTCTGCCCCGGTTACAATTGTGGCCATTCTGCGCCTTTTGCTACAAACACCTCGGGTCGTTGCCCGGCCCAGCGCTGCACGAGCAACCCGGGCGGCAACTGCTCAGCGAACCACGCCGCCCGACTTTCAGTTGTCACGGGCCGCGATTTCGCCTCTCCGCGGGAAATATAGTAGTCATTCTTGGCCTGGATGTTCGATGGGTCTTTGCAAAACCCATAGTGCAGCCAGGCTGGGCCAGCGTGACAAACCGCAGGTGTCCCAGTCGCTGCCGGCACCAAGCGGCGATCCCAGCGCAGGTGCTTCTGGGCATGCACAAACTCGCCGGACGGCAGCTCCGGGTGATTGTGGTCGCCCTTGTACCGGCACCCCGACGGCAGCCGGTAGCAGCGGTTGTGGGGCACGTCGTAATACTTGCCCGTAATGATGGATGCATCCGTTTTCCAGAAATGCACATGCGGAATGCACAGACAACCGTAACCCTCCACAACACGCAGTGCTTGTAAAACTTCCCGCATATCGCGGTGTGTCAGAAATTCGTCGATATCGATCACCACCAGAATCCCTTCCGGGGTGTGCTCCAGGTAGCGGTTGCGCAACTCCTGCTTACTCTCCGCCCAGCCGTGCTGAATGAACTTCAGCTTCTTGTCCGGGTCAGGGAAGTTGCGGATGATCTCCGCAGAGTTGTCGCGCGACAACCCGTCCGCTGTCGCGGCAGGATAGCGGCGATCGGCACCTTCAACCAGCACCCAGCGATCACAGAACTGGTAATGCTGCTGCAGCGAATCCAGCAAGTATTCGGATTCATTGACCAGGATTGAGCCGAACGTGACGTGCATGATGCGAATCCTTTCTGCGGCACACGAACATATAGCTGTCGCTGCCGTCTGCCGCGTGCTCTGGCAAAATACGCTCAGCCACGAAGCCGTTATTTTTCAAAAACAGGTGCACCGCCAGATCACGGTCGGTGACCGCAATTTGTACGCGGCAGTCCTCTGCTACCGGACGACGACGCAAACGGGCCAGCGGCGCGCTCAGCAGTGCCGCGCCGATGCCCTGTCGACGATATTCCGGAGCCACGCCGATACGCAAGATCTCCGCTGTTTTGCAGCCCGCATCTGCGCACAACGACCACAGCACATAGCCCACAATCGGACCGCCGCGCGCTAACCGGGCAGCCATCGACAGGGTGCTCGGACGCCGCAAGCGCGCAACCAGCTCATCCCGCGTCCACGGACTTTCAAAAAGTTGCTGCTCCAGCTCTGTCACGGCCGCAATATCGCGCTGCAGAATATAACTGAGTTGAGGCAGCACTGCGCAGTTCATAGTGAGCCTTTCGTAACAGCCTCTAACCAGGCCTGTTTGTGGTAAGTCGGTTCGTGTTTCAGACTGGTAGACCAGGCCAGATACGGCCAGGCACGCTCCGCCAGATATTGCGTACGCGCCGCTACAAGCAGCGCCCGCAAACTGGCAGCATCGTCCAATTCAAACAGCCCCAGATGCGCCCGGATCGGGCTCTCCGGGTGTGCCGCCTCTGCAGCCAGTCGCTGGAACTCCGCATAGTAGCTCCCCACGGCAGAGCATAACGACAAGCGCCGTCGTGCGCACGCCTCAGCTACAACCAGATCGTAACCCTGGCCGTAGTACGTCGGAATCAGTACGCACCAAGCTGCGTCGTACGCTGCCGGCATCTGCTCACGTGGTACGTTTTTCACCACGCGCGGCACATACCCGGCAGCGGACACAACACCGGCAGCCCACTCAAAGTTGCGGATGCCGTGCCCGCTGATTGCGGCCATCAGCACCACATCGGTCAGTGGTGCAGGTGGCAGCGGTGCAAAGAACTGCGGGGCAATCGGGTTATACACCAACCGGGTCTGCTGCGCTGTTGTGCCGTACACAGACCGCAGCAGGTCATGCTCGTGATGACTGATTGCCAGTACCTTGTCAGCGTGCCGGCGCAGCACGTCTGACTGTTCGCGCATCTTCTGCCAGATCTGCGAACTGGGTGCGTCCGCCTTGCTGCGCCGAAACATGTTCCAGTCTGTCAGCATCGCGCCGGCATCAAACCCGTGCATCGTAACCGCCACGACACTCGGGTTACCTGGCCGCTGCGACAACCAGGGCGCAGAAAAGTCCAAGCTGTCAAAATGCAGCACGTGTGGCCGCAGTTTGGCCGTCTGGTCGTGCGCCGCCTGCGCAAACTCTGATGTGTAGGCGCACGACTTGCCGGGCATGTAGTGCACCGTGTAGCGCTCTGCCGGGCTATACTCTGCCACGGCAGTCCCAACAGGCGTCAGCGCTGTTGTAATCACGTGCACGTCATAGCCGTCTTTCGCCAGCGCGGTGGCCCGATCGTGCAGCACAAACGGCATTCCGCCACTACGGTGTGACGGGTGCACGCGGCAGACCAGCACAATTCTCTCTGCAGCCATTACGCGGGCTCCTTGGGTGGATAGGCTTCCAGTAGTACCAACGCGCCCGGATTCCAGATAACCGCCCACTCTTCGTGCGGCTCATAACTGTTCGGCCGGTCAATCAGTGCCCCGGAAATTCCGGTCACAGTCAGCACGTTCTCAGCCCAGGCTGCGGGGCTGTAGCGATAAAAGTCGATCCAGATTTGCAGCATCACCTCGTGCATAAACTGCCGCTGCAGCACGGCGGCCACGGCAGCCCGCAACGCCTGCCCGGGATCTTCGCCGAAATTAGCGACAGTGTTTTCACTGTCGGGCGCCATTTTTATCAGGCGCGTCACGTAATTGTGCCACAAGCCCTGTGCGCGGATGCGGTGCTCGCGGCGCAGCAATTTTGTGCCTGGCTGCCAGTGCACCACATGCACCAGACCGTCCGGGGCTTTGGCGTACCCGGCAGCGGTCTCCTCGCGGGTGGTCAGGTACCAGCCTGGTCCGTACTCGTCATTTCCCTGTCCAATCGTTGACAGGTCCCAGGCGGTACGACGGCGCTCGGCTCCGTGATACCATCGTCGAGCCACGTGTTTATATCTACCTGCTCTTGGCATCGCTGCTCATTCGTAATTTTTCTCCGATCTTCTTTCAAGCCCCGCAAGTCGCGGACAGCGTGTACGTAAGGCGGGCGCACGCTGGTCACGTACAGCTGAAGCGCCTCATACGCCCGATGCAGACGTTCCCGGTCACTAACTCCGGTGAAATAGGCATCGGCAAAAATGTGATCAACATCACGTACCCATTCATGCAGCTCGCAGGCAATCAGCACGTTGCGGAAATCCGCAATACGCTCGCGTGCAGTACGGGGGCCGCGCTGCTTGTCACTGTAATCTTCGCAGGCCAGCCAGACGCGGCGAGCCAGGTGTGGCGGAAGCGGGGGTTTATCCATGGTGGGCAGTAGTGTACCGACGGTCTGGAACTGTACCGGTGCCAAATTGCATCTCGAGACTGCTATACAGGTTGTGGTCAATCAAAACCACCCCACCGGAATCCGTCGCTTGAAGCGCGTAGTCTGCGGCCAGTCGGCACATCGTTACGTTTGTAGGATGGACGTAACGACCGTGCCAGGCTGTAATGGCTGCACGCAGCTCACGGCTTGTAGCGTTCAGTCGGAGAAACCGACTGTAAGCAAGACGCTGCTCAACTGTCTTGCAGGCTTCCGGTGGGGTTGGTCGCGCGGCCATGGTTACACACCAGCCAGCTGTAATGCTTGTTCGTCCAGACACTGCGCCAAGGCTGGCAACAGCCGCACGAAACGCTGCCCAGGCCGAATGGCGGCCTTGATCGGCTGCACTGTCGCCGTCAACCGCGTGCGGTGCAACGCCTGCTCTACGGCGGGTGTCAGCCGCACGTGCGGTACGGCCACTTCACCAGTGTAACCGGGAATGCCTGTCCGGTACTGCGCCACAGCGTCTTCCGGCGTCGCGTACACGTTGTAAATTTGCGGACAGCCCGCAATGCGTGGTGGATGCCCGCTCTCGGTCACGAACAGGTTGAACCACACGCGTTCGATCACATCTTCGTCTTCTCCAGCGTCTGCCATCTGTGGCCTTTCTTAGTAAAAAAGTAAGTCTTTACCGTTGCGTTTTCGGTTTCCGTCGGAATGTTGGCAATGCCGTGCGCAGCATGCCGAGGCCCTTGACAGCCCCGTAAGTTCCTGCCGTGGCGGCTGCGGCAGGGAACAGCACCCGATTTGCAAAATCGTTATGCTGCAAAGTTGGCGCAGCTGTGTATAACGGCTGGTGCGCAGCATCGAACGACTGGTGAAATTTAACACCGCCGCCGTAAGCCAGCACATCATTCAAAAACTTTCGCTGCGCTAGCGCCATAAAATGCTCGCCTTGCGAGCTGAGATCCGTGCTGGGCATATCTTTATAGTTCTGCCCGATACCAACAGCCGTCTGTACACCGTTGACTGAGTCAATTTTTCCACGAGCCAGCAAATCCGGATACCAGGGTGCCGGCGAACGCAGCGCAGCTGGCCGCGTCAGCCCCGTGCGCGCGTAAAACCGCAGCAACCGCTCTTCAGTAGGCGTTAGCGCAAAATCCCACAAATCTGACACAGTTTGCGCCGGTACACGGCTGCCGTCCGTTTTCGTGAAAACATCGCGCGGATTAAAATCATGCCGCGCAAGCGTGCGACGCCAGAACTCGTAGCCGCCGTTGGCAGGCTTCCCCGCCTGTAAATCGTCAGCACCTTGCTGCATGCTTGCTTTGAAGTCATCTGCAGCCCATTCGTCAGCCATCAGTGTGTCCCAGCGGGGCTTATTCAGTTCCACTGTTCTAAACGTGCCCTCGACACCGCCGCCAGTCTCTGTTGGAAAGTACGGCTGCGGCCCAATATCTCGGAAGATCGGCGTTTTGCCGAACGGCGCCGGCAAACCCAAAGCGCGCCGGAACAGCTCGTAACGTGCTTCATTGTTCCAGGTTTGAAGACGGGCTGGGCCGTCCGCATTATTATCGGCAACCAGCGGGTACACCGGCTTGTCGAGAATAGCCGCCTGGTAAATTTGAGACGGCGTACCGATAAACTTCCTGTTCGCCGCATAACCCCACGGGGCTACGGTATTAGCCACGTAACGGCGCAGTCGGTCACCGATGACGTTTCCGCCGGCAGCGCCAGCCGCGGCACCCGTCAACAGGTGCTTCGTCAATGACAGCTGCTTACGCTGCGCTTTATCAGAAGCAAGCCGCCGGAATAGATACGTTAGTGCGCCCAGACCCGCGCCAGCTGCTGCCCCGGCGCCAGTGTCCAGCGGCCGGATCCGGGGCAAGTGGTGCGACAATAACGCCAGTAATGTTTTCGCGTCGTACGGCATAACAATACCCGCCATAAAGCAAACAGCAGAAATCAGCCTACTTTACGCAATTCCAGACATACGGCATTTGCCGCCGCCTGCTCACACTCAGCCGCATCCGGCGAGCGGTGGCGGTACTTGAAGAACTCGCACGTTTCCAACTGGAGCCCCGACGGTGCAATCACACGCCGCTCGTAATCTTCCCAGTTAAGAATCCATTGCGGATCTTCGCGGGTCCGGTCGCATACGGACAGGTCTGGCGAAAAGCTGCCCACCAGCAACAGCGTGCCGTTCGGCCGCAGCGCTGCAGCCATATTCTTCACGATGCCCTCAATAGCGCCCTCAGCCAGGTTGTGCTGCAAAGCCCAGCAGGACGTGACCCGGTGGTAGTCAGCAGCCGGTGGGGCCGTTGTGCCATCCCAGGTCACCACAGACAGACTCGATACGCCGTACTTCTTGGCAATCTGGTGCTGGCGCTGCAAGGATGCCGTATCACGATCTACGGCAGTCACCAGCCCCCCACGCAGCGCCATCTGGGACGGCAACTCCGAGTAACGGCTGCCAAAATCCAGAATCTTGTCGGCCAGCTGGACATGCTCGCAGATCCACGAATAGGCGTAGAAGTGCGGGCCGGTCAATTGGTGCCGATTCAGTTCTGCCGCACGTTGCCAGTTATACAGCGTATCGGCTGGCACCAGGTCAGGCTCCAGCGCAGTCAACAGCTCCCGCAGCGCGGGCAGGTTTTCGGCATCCCAGGTAGCGTGCAGCGTGACCGTCAGCGGACAGTCGTACTGCCGATATGCGTCCAGATTCTTGAGAATCTCAGGGGCCCGGTCATACAGCTCCCGCGGCGCCGGGATGTGCCACACGTCGTATTGCGGCAGGAACACGGGCAAATTGCCGTAGGTGTGGTGCTCGCGGTGAAACCCGCCGAAGAAATAACCTTCCGGTGACGTAGCGCCCCAGTCTTCGATCGTCTTGCGGGTGTAGGCGTTAAACGGCGGAATATACGCCTGGCGCATCTCTGGCAGCTGCCAGTCGGTCAGCGCCTGCTGCATCCGAAAGGCTTCCACCTCAGCACCACGCGCGTGGTTCCAGCCGTGCACAGTCAGCTTTTCTGCCGGTGACAGGTTTCGCCGCAACCAGTCAATTTCTGGTGGCCCGATCGTGGTCGGAATAAACCCGTAGTAGACAGGGTGCCCGGCAATCCCGAAAGCGTTGCGCCAGCGCTGGAAGTACTCCAGGCCGCGATCGTTGGCCTTGCTTGGGGGTACCCAACCACAGTCGTCCACACGCAGAATAAACTTTGCCACCGTGTAACCTCTAGCGGTTTAAGTCGTTAATCAGCCAGTGCGTCAGCACTAGCTGCAACTCTTCTTGTTGCGGCGTTGTCACAGCTGCCGGAAAGCCCAGCGCTACGTCCGCCATATCATACAGGGGTGATTTATAGGCGGTCACCCCCAGGACTGTACAGCGCTGCTGCTTGGCCGCAGTAGCTGCAGCCAGGATGTTTTTGCTGGTCCCGCTGGTGGACAGCAACAGGACCGTCAGCTCCGTGTCGGTCGGAAAGACGCGGGACAGCTGCCGGGAGAATACCTCCTCGTAGCTGTGATCGTTTGCCAGCGCGGTCAACGCTCCGACAGAATCGTTCAGACAGACCGTCGGCAGATGCAGCGAGCCGCGGAGCTGTGTCTGCAGATCCTCTGTCAGGTGCGCCGCATTACAGGCGCTCCCGCCATTTCCGCACACGAGTAAGCCGCTATACGGCCGTCCGCGAACGCCGCGGATCTTCGCCAGCAACTCGTCTGCTTCTATATCCAGGCGCGCGACATGATCCGGGTAATGTTGCCGAAGCCCGGCACAACCGAAACTTTGTGTAAACAGCAGCCGTGCTGTGCGCTGCGCTGGCGCAGCCGTCAGGCTATCAGCACGCCGCTTGTCGTCCGCTTCCTGCCGGAGCACGGTTATGGTCGGAATAGCCTCGACAACCAGCTTGGTTGTCGCCTGTTTGGCTTGTGTTACATGCGCCACGTGAATAGACGCAATCTGCCCGCCGTCTGGCCCGAAAAAAAGCAATCCCGGACCGCCGGGTGTCCGCTTGATAACGTACATGGCTCAGTATCTCATGGTGACAACGATTTTCTGGTCTTTCTGCAACGCTACCCACAACAAGGGGCAGTCGAAAACCAGCCAGCTTCCTTTATACGCGCGGCGTGTGCCCTTCCTCACAAGATAGCCGCGAAGCTGCTGCCCGGCCCGTGGTCCGCGGTCAGGTACAAAAATCGCATGTGTACCCACACGCCTGGCCCACGTATCAGGGCAGATAATCGCTACCATGCCGAACGCATCTTCACGCGTGCACTGCGGACAGCGCCATTCCTGCACGACGGTCCCACACTTTCTGCAATTGCGGTGCGTATGACTGAGAATCCGCTGTCACCAGCACAGTGTTGGCCGCAGTCATATCGGACGGCAGCCACGTCTCCAGGTCTTTGAATAACAGGTCTTCGTCTGTCATACAGTACTGCCCGGAGTACTCCCAGGCCGTTACAGGCTCGGTACTTTCAGTATCCTCGGCCAGCTCGCAATACTGGCAACTGATGATCGAGCCGTTGCACCAGTCGGTGTAGTACTGCAGAAATGTCCGCGCCGCCGCCTGGCGGTCGCTGTACAACTTCACGGTGCGCGGAAAGGGCTCTGTCCGCAGCAGCATGCCAGCGACCTGGGCTGTGTCCCAGATGTCGTTTGGCGCTTCGCCCTTTAATGCCCAGCGGCAGAGCGAGTGCTCGTAGTAAGAGAGCACGAAAGCCGTGCCACATTCCAGCCGCCGGCGAATCCCGACGTTTGCTGGAACCACGTCGCCGTAGCGATCCACTTTCTGGATGTAGTCGTACGGGTTAGCGTTACCGTGGCGGCGGGAAAAGCTTTTCACTTCCCATTCACTTGTGGCCAGCCACTCGTCGAATTCGTCCGTAGCGTCGCCGTACACGAAATCCAGCCGATAGCGGGTCACCGTGTCAGTGCCCCAGCCAGGTCTTGAACGTACCGATTGCTTCCACCGTTGGAAACTCCCCCTGAAAACAGAACGCGCGGTCATCAATGTAAAGTACGGCACCAGGTTTAATAGCTGGAAAGGTCAGCTCGGCTGCGCGCTCAAAGCCGTGCTTCGCGAACCAGAGGCGCATCGCATCCGGCGCACCCTCGTGCTGGTTGCGGCAGGAGAAAATAGCAACGGCGTACCCAGCATCCAGGTACGCCGTCAGGGCTTCAAACGCGCCAGCTACAGGCACGTCTGGTATCTCGGCCGGGTGTACGAACGGTAAGCGGTGCGCATGCACAACCCCGTCAAAATCTACGCACACCTGCAGCTTGTCACTCGCCATCCCTCACACTCCGAAATAATTCCGCCAGGCCGTTTTGCGCGTGCCAAATGCGGAGTTCCCATCCACCTTCCCGGGCGTTGTCGACAAACCGGAGAACAACCCGATGGGGTTGTTGGTGGGTGTATTCGCGCCGCCGCCCATCGGCATAGGCTTCGCCTGCGGCGTAATCGCAGCAGACAGCTGCTGTGCCGGGTCAACTGCCGGCGCTACCAGCGGCATCTGCTGCTGCATCTGCGCCACAGCCTGGGGCGTTCCCTGCCCCTGCGGAATCTGTGCTGCTGGCAGCATTGTCCCGTCCGTTGGCGCAGCCGGCCCGAGTGCAAACTTTGCCAAAGCGTTTTGCCACTGTGTCGGACTTTTTACTGCACCGCAAACAGCCACGGCTGTCTTGATTGCCCGCTGCAGTTGCGGGTCCACTTGCGGCAACTGCTCCGCTGCTGCCAGCGCCAACTGCACAGTGCTCATATCCTGCGCTGCCTTCTCCGGCAGGCTCTTGATCTCCGGGGTGTGATCCGCCCATCGCTTTGCCGTTCCTTTCGGAAGTTTGTCTTGCGATTCAGCCCAGAACATCCAGCGCTGCTGGCTTTTCGATTTCAGTGGCACGGTGGTAATACCTCTCAGCGCGGCTGATAAAATCGACAAGATATGCAGCTGCGTTATCCGCTGCCCCTTCAAAAATACTAACAGCCGGCAGCACAATCGTCATTAGCAGGTCGCCATCGTCACTAATAATCGGATAGCCCACGTTCGTACCAAAATCCGATTCGTCCAGGTATGGCAGCCGCATAGCTGAGCAGTTTGCAGGCAACCAGGCCCGCAGCTGGGCGTAGCGGTCGTGCAACGCTGGCATGTTCTGTTCGAACACGTCAGCTGCATCGCCACGCGCCTGCCGACGGGCCTGGCAGGTGGCCAGGCTGGCGTGCGGCAGGATCAAGATATACGGCTCAGTTGTCACGTACTGCGCGTACGTTTCGACTGCCCCCTTAAACGCAAGAGCGATCGGCAGCTGCACAGAAAACTGCAGCGCCGTCATCGACACCACGCCCCGGTCAATCAGACAGCTCTGCGGCGCCACCTTGAAGCAGTTACGCTGCAAGGCGGCAGACAGCAGCAGCTGGGTTGTCAGATCGGCATGCGCCGCGCCGTCGTCGCACACGGTCTGCCAGATCTTGTTTGTCCAGCCCGCGTGCCGCACAGAGTGCAGCGCAGGCAAGCCCAGCTGCGCGGCAGCCAGTTTCAAGGCTGTTGTTTTGCCGCAGCAGTCGGCGCCGTCGATAACGTATCGCATTCTTGTACACACTCCTGTTGTTTACGGGCCGCGATATGCGAATTCAGCACCGTTGCCGCTGCTGCAGAAACGGCACTAACGATGCCCTGCACCGTGATCATGCCGAAGAATGCGAACGCCAAGGCATCATCGTGCCGAATCAGCGCGTGCGCCACGTCAGCCCACGTTCTTCCGTTGCTGTTCCTGTTGTCCATTGTTTACGCCTTTCTGCTTGATTGCAGCGGCCAGCCGCTTCAAATCGGCCACGCAGCGCGTGGCCAACTCTGGCAACGGCAGCGGTAACTCGGTTTGAACTGTACGGCACTCACTTACCAGAACCTGCGCATCCTCCCGAAACGTACTCGCTTCCTCCAGCAGCGCCGGCGAGGGGACTAAATTAGCAGACAACAACGTTGTAAATAACTGTGCCTGCTGACGGACATGCAGCAGGCACAGTAACTTTGCTTGTGGGGTGAAACTGCGCACGGCCGCATGGTACAGCAAGCGCTGTCGCGGCCCAGCTAGCCGTTTGTCCGGTGTCAGCACCGCAACCAGCTCAGCCACCTGTAACGAGGCCGCGCGGCACAGCGTGTCAAAATTCGTGGGCGTATACAGAAACGTGCCCAGCAACAGCGCCGCGTGCCAGCAGCTGGGCGGGTCATACGCTTTGAACGCATCTGGCCGCATTTGCGGTTTAGCCAGCGCCAGCTCTTCCACCACCATAGCGGCCAGGGCCGAATATAACGAGAACACCGATTTGCCCGAGGGGTGCTTCGCGTCACCGTACCACTGCCCGGCCAGGCGGGTCGCTTTGACACGGTCGACGCCACACAGCAAATCATTGATCATCGCCGGCTCCATCCTCTGTAACGAGACTGTGCAGCACGGCACGCCCGGCAATCCCGCTGTCGCGCATCGCCGCCGCAGCACTATCGCCAGCGGCAATCAAGCGTTCGGGAGTATCGAGCAAGCCGTGCAACCTGTCTTCAAACTCCGCATAATGCGGAGTTACCACAACCTGGCCGGCCTTGGTATACCGCCAGTGCCCGCCTCCTGGAAACAGGCTGTCGTGAATTACCATTTCCTGCGAACGCACTACGGGCGTATCTACTGACAGGACAGCGCTGCCGCACGTTAAACCCACAGCAGGCATTACGCCCACAGTGTCAGCCACCGCCAGACAGGCTACCAGATCGTGCCCGTTAAACAGCAACGGCCAGCGATCGTACCGGGGTCGCTTGATGACAGCAATCCTGTTTTTCTGCAGCAAGTACCGCGCACGCCCTGTCAGATCTCGCGAGTCAGCCATCACCGCCACACGAACACCCGGTCGCTGGGCTGCTCGCAATATAACGTCAATCGCCGTGATTTCAAGCTGGGCTGTGAGCTGCCAGGCCAGTGGAAACAGCACACGCAGCGGAGCACCTGCTGGGGATTTGCCAGTAATCGGCAGAGCCGTCATGAACGGAATGAAGCACACAGGCCCCTGTTCCGTATGGTCCGCGGCGATCTCCTGGGTCAGCTGGTCAAAACACAATACAGCTGCCGCAGCGCCCAGTCCGGCCGGCCGCTGTTCCAGGTAAGCATGATCTGTAACAACCACGATGACCCGCAACCGGTCAAAGGTGTCGTACAGAAAAGCGTCCGGCACGGGCCCGCAAACAAACACGGCGGAGAAGTTGCTACGCGCGAGCTGCGGCAACGACACCAGCCGCAAGGCGTTGTCCGTATCATGCCCGACCGGGTAGGCGGTGGCCTGTGTGGCGTACAGTCGTACGTCATGCCCCAGCCAACGTAGATTACGCTCCAGCATCACTGCGGCGGCAGTAGCCAGATTACGCCCGTACTGGGTGACGACAACTGCAATCACTGGCTCACCTGAATTGGAACCCGCGACGCCCCCACTGAATGCTGCGGAACTTGTGCCGCCCGAGACTGGAGAACGCGCCGATATGATCACACAGTGACGGAACCGACACCATCATCCTTTTATCCGCATCACGAAACACATTGCCGACGACAACATCCAGCTTGCGCGCGTGATCGTGGTGGGCAAACCGCGACGCCTGCAACAAGTACTCGGCAGATGCCCGCGGCAAACAGATTGCGACAGCGCCCCAGAACGACTTGTTGAAAAAGTTCGCATCCACCCAACTCTCGCTCGCCGCAGACCGCCGATATCTGAGCTTCCTAGGTACCATGGCCGGGCTGGTGTAGGGCGAGATAAACCCGCAAGACGGGAACCAGTCCGTTTCCAGCGCTGCCCGCACGCGCTGTGCCGCATCAGCAGCCCACACGCTGTCGTCCTGCAGCATCATGTAAGCGCTCGCTTCCGGGTAGCGCTGCAGCAAGTCTGTCAAACCCGCCCGCCAGTTCTGGAAACAGCCGAGCACGCTCGTGTTACGGACCTCGGTGAAGTTGTATGTTTTCGAGTTCGGGACGGGAATATCGCCAGGTTCGCAGTACAGAACGAGCGGCTCGTGAAAGCCGCCCGTATCGCGCAAGCTGGTAATGGCCGCTTTGGTGTAGTCGTACCGACGGCTGCCGTCTGTCCGGGCGCAGCACGTCATTCCGAGCGCCAGTTGCATAACTGTCCCTTATGACGCCAGCGGTGCCGGTTGGCCTGCTGTCTGCTGTTGCTTGGCCGCCGCGTAGGAATCGCTACGCAGCTGCTGATCCATCCGTTGCAGGGCCGCTGTTACCAGCGAGTGCATCGTTTCGTTAGACTGCCGCAGTTTGCGCAAGAACGCTTCGCGCTGGGCAGGCTGCATCCGGGCTACCATATTGGCTTGAGATTCTGCCTGCGCAGACAGGTCGTGCAGGCTGACAGGGCCCTGCTGATCTGCTGTGGCCCCAAACTGCTGCGCGGCCTGCTGCGCCTGCGTGACCGGCCCACCGGCCTGCGGTGCCATCGCGCCACCCGGCTGTGCACCTGGCCCCGCTTGCGCCGCGCCCACCATCCCGGCTTGCGGCGAGGGCTGCGTCATCTCGTCCATGATCGTGGCCTGCTGCATATCCTTGTCGGCATCCGCCTGGATCTCTGCCGTGGCCTTGGCTTCCTCGGACTTGTTGCGCAGTTCCTGCAGCACGTCCAGGCCCAACATCCGGAATCCGGTCGACATGGAGACACTGCCCTGGGTCATCAGCTGCAGAATCGCCATCTGGCGGTTCAAGTCGTCCGCGTGGCTGGCGCGGCGCAACTTGGCCTTTACCGTTTTCCAGCCCAGGCGTTGCCCGGCGCCGTCGACAATCCGCCGCAATGTGCGGTTGAGCTGGAACACCAGATGCTGCCAATTGGCTTCAAACTGCCGCATCGCCGGAACAGCTGCCTGGGTGGTCAACGTGCCCTTGAACATTTCTGCCGGAATACCGACAGAAGCCAGCAACAGTTCCATACCCTGGTCAACCAGCTCGCGCGGCGCCAGTTCGTTTGCTTCGCCCGACAGCAGCTGGTACTGCAGCGGGTAGGGGCTGATCACGTAGTCTGCCGGGTTCATGCGGTGCTGCTGCAACGCATTGCGAATGAACGAAGAGAACCCGTCGCCACGCAACGTCTGCAGCGGATCGCCGCCCTCGTTGGCCGCAGCGCCAGGGCGCGGCATGGGTGTGATCACCCGGGTGGGCACCACGAAGTCCAGCGCGATCGCCTCGTTGTACCGCATCAGGATCTGGACGTAGTACGCCATCCCGAAGTTTGTCAGCATGCGCGAAAAACCCCAGCCTTCGGTTGTAACACCGGCCGGCGGGGGTTCGAACATGTGGTGGATAGCATCCGGATTGAACAGCAGCACTTCGTTCTTGTGGATCGCTTCCAGCACGCACTCTTCCACGCTCTCCAGGTGGAACAGGCTGCGGCCATCCTTGATCAGGCTGCGGTAATTCGTCGGAATGCGCCACAGGTACTCGCGCCGCTGTGACGTGGGACAGTAACGAATATCGATCTCGTGCGGCGACCAGCGATGGACCGCAATGTTCTTCTTGTCGTTACTGCGGCGATCCAGCATCCGCCACTCGCCGGTGTGTTTGCACCGGGGGCAAGTCGCGTAGAACTTGCCGTCCCGGTAACTGGCCTGCGCCTTGTCCGATTTGAACAGCTGCCGCAGCGGCACTTCCATGCTACAGGCCGGGTTGCGGCACATGAGTGACCGCTTGAACGGCATCACCAGCGAAGTGAAGCTGTTGCCGTAAATCATGAAGTCAACGCCGGCGGATTCCAGTACGCCGGCGATGCCCATGTCGTCGTTCAGGAAGTCCAGGATCTCCTGTTTTTCCTTATGCCCCAGCTGCTCCCCGTTCTCCGTGGTCAGCTCCACTTCCGTAATGAAGTAGCTGACCACCCGGCGGAGTGCCTGGGCAAGCACGCCCTGTTTGACCGCGATACGCTCGGACCACCACAACGCGTCGCGCATCGTGCGTGGCATAGCCATCGACGCGATATCGCAAAACGGGTCTGGAAACGGTGATGCGCTGGCATTCCACCAGCGGCTTGCGGACCCGGTTGAGTTATGGGGCCCGCCGCCAAAAAGCGTCATCGCGCACCTGTATACTGGTTGATATCAACCGTCGGCGGCGGTTGGATCGCCGACCGTATCGTCTACAATGTCGACAATCGGCAAAAAGTAGAACGTGTAGCCATTCCAGTTTAACGGTGGCGGCGCCGGCTGAACAACGTAGATCCGCGGCTGCCCGCTAATCTGGATAGCCAGCGCCTCTGCTGGCGTATCAGCCGTCCGGGTCGGGATCGACGGCTTGATCTGCTGACTGTCGTCATAGATCAACACCAGCTGGTTGTCATACTCCTGCCAGTAATGACACTGCACGTCCAGCTGCAACCAGCCGCCGATATCCAGCTGCAAGTTAACCGTCGGCACGACAGCGGTTGTTGGCGTTGTCGGCGGGGCAGCCGCACGCGCCGCAGCCGCGGCCGCAGCAGACTCAGCCCGGTCAAACAGAGACTGACGAAACCGCTGCACGGGCGCCGGGGGCCGGGCAGGCGTCGGAGCAGCCATTACCGGGGGCTGCGGCGGTGTAACGGGCGCCGGTGACGGCAGGATAGCGGCAAGCCCCGCCGCGTCGCTGGCCTGCTTGGCTGCGGGCGCAGTGTTCGCCCGGATCTCTGTCAACATTTGCGTAAGCTGGTCGTACGACATGCTGAGCCAATCCCTTCCTGTCCGGCGCACAATTTCAGCCCGTTCGCGGCTAGTCAGTTTCGGTCCGCCGTGCTGCGGATCCAGTTGAATCATGTGGTTATCTGTCGCATCGTCACGCTGCTGCAAATACAAGCGATCAGAATTCTTTCTGTCCGCCAGGGGCACTACTACCCCGCCGCCGGCGACACCCAAAAACGATTCCGGCAACCGCAAACCACGCCGTACCGATTTAACGGTCAGCGGTTTTAGCCCCGCCGGGTACACAATATCCCCCGAATCTTCGGGGTAACTTTCGTCCATGACCTTACTCCGTCCGGGAAACGATGTGCGCGCAGCCGGCCTGCAGCATACTCGGCCGCTGCGCGCACATCCATACAACTTTCCCGAATTACTCGCTAAGCGTGTCCCAGTCCTCCTGCATAAATAGAGATTGCGGTAGCTGGAAAAACATCGGAAGCGCGTCTGCCGGCAGATGCGGCATCAACTCAGCCAGACCCGCAGTAGCGTCCACTAAATACAACGCTGTGCGCTCCTGGGGTGATTCTTGCTGCGCGTCTACCGCAAACAACCACACCAGGAGAAAGCCACCAGCCAGCTCCTCGTCTGTCGGCGGCAAGACGTGAGGGCTACCCACGCCTTGCAACCAGACAGACACCTCACTAACCGACAGACGGCTGCGGCACAACATGCAGAACCTCGTCAGGCCGTTCCGCCTGTTGCTTTGCGTCCGCCATACTATCCGCGTACAGCAGCACCGGCACGGCCAGCATGTCTGCGATCTTTTGCATCGCATCCTGCCGCGTCAGATGCCTGTCCGTACGCAACACTTCCATCCGAGACGCGCGCGAAAGGCGCAACGGCAGGCTTGGCGAAGCCGCGGCTTCCCGCACATCCGCTGCCGTCGCCCCGCCCCGGTAATACGGCGGCAGGATTTCATCAACCACAGCCACCAGCTGCTCGTCGGGCAGCTCGCCGGCCAGCCGCGACGCATACAACGGCGAATCCGGATCACGCATGGCGTCGATCAGGTCGTCGTCAGAAAACGCCGCAGCCGCCGCGCCCAGCGTGTCGCGCATGCCAGCAGCCATGGCTGTCAGCTGCGCCTGGGTCGGCGCCGAGTTCAGAATATCCAGCGGCAGCCGCAACTCGCGACTGACCGCCCGCGCAGGATTCGCAAACGCCAGCTGGCCCCGGACGAACGGATTGGTTACCGTCGCGCCGAGCACCGGCCGGATCGACTCGAAAGCAGCGATGGCCCGCGGCACGGGCTGCCCGTCCAGCTGCACGGCCGCTGCCGGATACAGCACGAAGTCCGTATTGTTCACAGCGCCACACGGTAACGCCGCTTGCGGCGGCGTGCCGAGCTGACGGAACAACTCCGGGCCGTGCGTGGCCATGGCGCCGTCATCACAGCTGCCCACACGCACACGCACCAGGTTGCGCAATGACGGCGTCACCACGTACTCCGGAAGCGTGTCCTGGAAGAAGCCCCAGTACACCTCCGGCAGCGTGGGCGCCGTCGGCAGTTGGCCCTGCAACATCTTGTTGTTAGCCGCCTGCATGCGACACGCGTAGGCATCCAGCGCAGCAGACGCGCTGAGCGGGTACATACGAATGTTCATGGTGTCTCGGGTAGTCGGTCGCCGCGTATGCGTGAAACGCTGCGACAGGTCCACCCACGACAGCGGCAGCGTGTACGCAGCAGTTCGCCGCGTCGCCTGCCCCTTGACGGACATCACACTGCAGCGCTCGTAACGACAGTCCGCCGTTGGCGCCATGCCATGCTGGATCACCAGCGTAAACGCGCCCAGCGGGCGCAGCTCCCCGTCAGCTGGAAACACACAGCTGCCGTCCCGCTGACACACGTGCATCGTCCAGTACGCACGAGCTCGCGACTTTTCCTGAGCCGTCAGCGCGAAGATTTGCGTTTTTTGCCGCTGGCTCAGTTGCTCCATCGTCTCTTGCGTAGCGGTCTGCTGTCGGCGGTTTTTCATAGTCGCTCCTAACAGGAGGGTTTTTGTGGCGGCGTGGTCAGACTGTGCTGAGCCCAGTCTTGTTGGGAAATAACCACGCGCTGCTTTGGCACCACAACGGTGCCATCAACAATGACGGGCGCAAGCACCACACGGATGCCTGCACCCCAGCGCTTCATCTGCGCAACTTTCCGTTCCTTGTACCACACTGGCATAAACCGCCTGCTACTTCGTGCGCATGGCAATACACTCCTTTCCAGAATACGGGTGAGTTCGGACAGCTAAAAAAAATACCCCACGTGCTTAAAACATAGCACTGGGGCGGTGCAATTATATATAGCGCAAAACAGCCTGAAATTAAGCCCCGTCAGACAGGCGTATCGTCCTGTCCGCTGGGCTCGTACTCGTGCGGCAACTCGCTACCGGGCTCAACCTGGTAATCGCGTGTTTCCGCACTATCAGGTTCCTTCGGCTGCGGCAGCCTGTTACCACCGAAGTACGCAGCCCCGCCAGTCGCCGGCGGTGGGGGCTCGTCCACTTTGAGTACCCCGTAAGGCGTCAGCACCTCTAGCGGGTCAGACGTGATCGGCATCTCGCAGCCGAGAAACGCCCGGACAACAACGTTGGCCCGCCGCCGCTTGAAGTCCTGCAAATGCAGCCGCAGCGCTTCTGTCGACTCGCACTCACGGATCTGCAGACAGTTCTCCGGCTCTGTCACAGAATCGTCCAGGTCCACAATCACAAGATACATCTTGGACTGCGCCGTCAGCACATCCTTTGCCAGCTCGCGCTGCAAGGCCCGGGCTGCCGATTGTTTCGGCACAGCGGGTCTGGGTGGCGGGAGTGCCGCCGGTGGCGGTGTTGGGACTGTTTCTGGTTCGCTCATGGCCCCTCCCTTATTGCGGCTGCGGCGACAACCGCAGTTCGCAGGCGTCTGCCGACTGGGTCACAGTCAGCGTGTACCCCGTCTGCTTTGTTTCCTGACCGTCCTCAGCCACCAGCGACCCTACCAGCGTGCCGGCATAAAACCGGTTGGCCCCGATCGCCACCTTTGGCACAAGCCGCACCGTGCCGACAACCTGCCCGTCAGGCAGGCGGATGGGCTTCCCGTTGGCGTCGAGCAGCTGCAACTCGCTCGTCTCGTGCACGCTGGGCATCCGTAGCTCGATCCGCACCATAAACAGTCTCCAGATTTTCGCCAAACTGATGTGTACCGTCACCTGCCGACAATAACGCCTGCGCTTCCCGCAGGAGCTGCGCAGTCGGCGCACTACGCACGACACGGGGCGGTTCCCAGGGCCGCCCAGGCGGCGGCTGCAAGGTAAACACCCCATCGTTACTCGAGACCGTACAGACCTGCACAGTCGCTGTTGGAATCTCTGTCCGGAACGGCTGCCGCTGCATCAACAGCTGGTCTGGCACCGCAACAGCAGAAATACCGCAGCGCGAAAACCGTCGCTGCGGCCGACAGCACACCGCCAGGCCAGCAATAAACTGCGAAAACAAGCGCCAGACGGGCGGCTCGAACAGGTAGAGCCGCCGGTCCCAGTGAATCCAGGGCTGACCTTCCGGTTGGCTCAACCCCAGCCCGCAAAACAGGGCAGTCTCGCTGTCAAAAAACAGCGGGCACTGCCCCTCCTCAAACTGCTGGTTGTGACTGGTCGTGAACATACTGACCAGATCTTTATTTGCTCCCGCGGCTGTATACAGCAACGCCGGAGTACACAGCACGAACTCCTGCGCCAGATCTACAAGACACGGACTGTGAACAGGCGCCGGCAGGGTCGGCTCGCCGCTATCCGCAGCAACCCCCGCTACCACGTTAATCGGCTTCGACTCTGCCGGCGCTGTCATCGCACCACCTACCCCACAAGACCGCCAGCGCGACACAGGAACTCAGCGCAGTTGGCGGACTGGAAAGAATCTCGTAAATCGTACATAACATCCGCGCCGAAGAAAGTCAGCAGTTGCGGGATCCCCACATTTTTCTGCGTACTGCTGTGCACCAGCACCTCGCGCGGATCGTAAGCTCTCGGCGTGGCGAATGTCGGATGATACCACACAGCCGTCGGCAGTGTCGGCACATCCGAGTGTTTCCGACGTACCCGCGACACGTCGGCCGCAATAATCCGCAACACGTCACGAATACCGAATCCCCAGAACTGGGGAATGGGTAACCATTTCGCCAGCGTCACGTGCTCGTTCACATACCGGCTAAACTGGGCAGCCGGGCTATCAGCGCCATCCAGCGGCCCCCGGCAGCGCACTAGCGTGGGCGTATCCTGCAGCAGGCTCCCCAGCTGGTCGATCTTGTAGTGCAGACAGCTCAGCTCCGCCACATAGGCCTGGTAGGGCACGGCAGCCGCATCAGCGGTCATCTCTGCCAGCTGCTCCTGGCGCTTGGCCTCCTTCTTGGGATCAGCCTGCTGTTCCGGCAAAGCGGCATACAACTCCCAGTCAGGTCGCCGCGCGGTAATCGCGCCGATAAACAGCACGTCGAGCGTATTGTCGTCAGTCTCAATTGTCATTCGTTACTTGCTTTCCCTGCTCTGCGTTGTTTACCAACTGCTCCAGCAGCGGCAGCCAGACCTGTTGCGTCAGATCCTGCAACGCGGCTGGTGTCGCCTTGCCCAGCCGCACATGGTGCTCGGCTGCTGCCGTAAACAACTCGATGATGGTTTTCGTATCTTTCAGATTGTCGTGTTGCGACAGCACACGCAGCAGGCCCTGCCGCGCAATATGGTCCATCGCAACCAGTAAAATACGCAGCTGCAGTACTGCCGCCGCTTCTGGATCGTTCTCCAGCAGCCAGGCAACGTCGCGCTGGCAGTGGTTGTAAGTTTCCGGCCGGACGTCGGCCGACAGGTATGTCACCAGCTGCTCTTCTGCTGGCGCCGCCTGCGCCTGTTGCACCTCAATGCGCGGCTTCTGTTTTTTAGTCATGCTCTGCTTCCTGTATCGGGTTCATGGCCGCCAGCACTTCCGGCGGCAGCTCCATCTGTAACGCAGCCAGGCTGGCCAGCCCGTCGCGATGCTGGCCGAAAGCCAACAGGCCGCAAAAGGCCGCATCCACCATGTTACTGATCTCTTCCGCATCACTGCCGTCCGGGAACACCACAGACAGCCGTGATTTGGCAGCGTTCACCATATCCTCTTTGCTGGCATTACCCTTGCCAGTAGCGAACCGCTTAATCGTTGTGCTGGTGTAGGCGCAATACGGCACGCTGTGGGTGTGGCACCACAGCATTAACGCCGCAGCCAGCTCAGAAATATGCGACTGGCTACGCATCGCCCCCTGCAGCAACACGGCTGCGCGGGGGCCGCGAATGTTTGGCGTAAACATGGGCTGCTCAAACGCCACGAAATCGGGGCGGCAAACAGTGATAAACGCCTGTAAGCGCAACAGCGAGATAATCCCGCTGTCGTAACGGCTCAGCGACAAGTCCCACTGGCCGAGGTAAATCGGGCAGTCGACCAGCGGCACGCCGGGATACAGATCCAGCGCAGCGACACCGCACGAGTTGCCCAGATCCAACCCGACGATGCGCAAGTGCTGCTCCGCTTTACCGCGCAACTGCGCAGAAAAGACCTGCGGATCCTGGAAGTCCTTGTAACGACCTTCCAGAATTTTCGCAGTACCCGCCGCCCGCTTAGCCCGCTTAGCCATGGTTTACTCTTCCCGGGGCATGTCCCGTTGCGTGTCGGCCGCCGTCGCCTGGCGCTGCTGTTCCAACAAGGCCTGCAGCTGCTGCACCGTCTTCTCCAGCATCGCCACCTGGGCCTTCGCCTCCAGCAACGCTTGTTGCCCGGCCTCAGGCGTCTCCTGCTGCGTCGGGGTTACGCCCAGCGCACGCCAGCGGTACATGGCCACCAGATCAGTAAACCCGATCTGTCGGGGCGGCATCGAGCCCTGTTGCGTAATATCCCGGGCAGCGGAGAAGTAGGCCGAGATAAACAGCTCGCCGAACATGGCCAATAATGCCAGCTGTGTGGCGGGCGGCAGGGCAGACCAGCCCGTTTGCGCAAAAGCCGCGTTGCAATCAGGGCACTGCGACTTGATAAAGTTCTGCGTGGCGTCCGCCAACGCGGCAAAGCCGTAGTTCAGCGACTGGCGCTCAAAGCCAAGCTGCGCCAATGCGCTGCCTGCTGCCGGCGTCAGGAACGCGGTGTCGGCATCGTGCAGCATCTGCGCGACGAGCGGAGCAAAACAGTAAGCCAAGTCACGGTCCGGGCTAACCACCAGGCCGCTGGGCTGACTCACAAACGCCAGACCGGCTGGCGGTACGTTAGGAAACACTGGCACCCTCCTCATACCCGTACTGCTTCAAGATCGGCAGCAGGTCCACTTTGGGATGGTTCTGCGGTTTGATGAATTTACCCGTTTCCGGATCGACGTGGCCGTTGGCGATCTTGAGCAGGTTATTCTCATCGATCGCGGCCAGCACGGGCGTAACGGGCACGCCATGCGATACAAAACCGCCTGTCACGACGACGTGCAGGTCACCCAGCGCGTCAATCATCTCTACCAGATCGGCAGGATGGTCCTCTTCCACGCTGACCACATAACTGGACATCGTGTGCGGCAGCAACAACAAATCGCCCGAACCGGCACGCACCGCGACGTTCACACCGGCGCCGTGGGCATACTCCAACAGCTCTTCAAAAATCAGCCGGAAGCGCAGCTGCCGGTCGTGCGCGCTGCCAGGTGTCGGCTTCTCGGCCACCGGCTGCTGGAAGCCCTGCATCATCTTTACGATGCGCGCCTCGTGGTCCGTATATACCCGCTCTTCAGCCATACTCATTCCTGTTCCTGGAAGAAACCCAAAGCCTTCAACTTCGCGAGTGTTTCATTACGCTCGCGCTTGCCGTTATCGCCCACCAGCGCCGGTACAACAGCCGTGGCTGTCTGCCAGATCTCGTTAACAGGCCGGTACAGGTCCTGCGGATGATTCTGGATGTAGTACAGCAACACGGCCTGGTCCGTCGCTGTCAGCGCTACCGCCTTCTGCTGATAGTCCTGGAATGCGGCCCAGGATTCCGGAAAGAATTCCTCCACCAGCCGAGCCAATCCTGCGGCCAGCTGGCGGATCTCCAGTTGCGCATGGCTGTGCAAGCGCAGCCCAAGGTAGTGCAACAGGTTGTGCAGGTCAATCGTCCAGTACATCTCTGTATATGTCGACAGCGGCAAATCCTTGCGGGCCTGCTCACGCGCCACACCCAAAGCCAGCCGCCGCTCATACACCTCGCGGGCTTGGCGCTGCAACCAGCGCTCTTCCATACTCAGCAGCTTTTCTGGCGTCGAGATATCCTCAGCAGCCGCCACAGTATAGCCGTCAGGTCCGTGCACCGTACCCCGCTCGTCGATAGACCACCCCTCAGGCCACTGTTCGCTGATTGCGCCAGCGCTACCTTGCCTGTTCGACGTGGCCTGGGTGCGCCAGCCACCCAAGGGGGTTACGTAGGCATCATCGATCGCATTCGAATATCGCGTCGAGTATTCAGACGTCGATGACATCCTGTGCCTGATATGCTGCCGGATCACATCCATCGGCGCCCGGATCTTCACCGTCAGTTGACCGAACTCAATAGGCGTCGTATGCCTGTGCCGGAGCAAGTACCGCAACAGTTTGATATCGTCGTCCGGCGTACTGCCGCGCTTCTGCGACGTAGTGCGTGCCGCCGCGACAATCCGCTTATCGGATCCGGTGTGGTCGACGTACCAGACATAGCCGCTGCCGCCAATCGAGATTGGCGTTTCGCGCCAGTACAGCACGCGTGCGATGTGATCAGCCAACTCCGGCGCGTCAATCGCATCAGATTTGTATGTACAGTACACCCGCAGGATCGCGCCGCGACCAGAAAACAGCTCGTCCTCGACCATTTTCCGCAGGCCCAGAAACTTCTCCGTACTGTCGGCGGCTACCGGGCCGCCAGTCTCGCTCTCTGCTGACATTCCACACAACTTTCCGTTTCTGCGGGGTAGAAAAAACCCTGCTCTTTACACACCGGGCACAGCCGGGCCTGCAGGGTTTGAAAGAAAACAGCACCCGGGCACTGGTCCCGGCCAATCACGCAGTTTCGGCACGGGTGTTTATATTCCCGGGGGCAGGGCTTCGCCCGGATACGGTAGGCCAAAACATTCTGGCGGTTGTACGCCAATAGCCCGGAACTGCCACGAATACCGGAGAACACCAGCTTGTTTGCCTGCTGCGAAGGCATTGCCTGGACAAACATCCGCAGCCCTACCAGCTCGATACTGCCGTGATACGGGTACTTACCGTGTCGGCGCGTAAAACCAACGCGCAGCGCAGCCACGCGGCACAGCTTGTCAGACAGGAACTGGCGGAACATCATGCCGCTGGGCGTACCTGCCAGCACCACGAATGTGGCACTAATCCCGAAGCTAGTCTGCGTCTTGTCGCGATAGGCCGATTGCAGTTCGACAGGAATCCACTCCGGGCGGGCCTGGGTTGTCCAGGCCGTCACCACGTTGCCGGCCTGCAGGCTGGCGACATTACCTGCCAAGCGCCAGGCCGCCGTAGCTGCCAGGGCCGGCGTAAGCTCCTGCCCGAGCAATTCCATTAACGAGGCCGCGACGCACTCGTAAGTCACGCCGCGACCGATGATCTCCGCTGCTGTGCTGGCCAATTGCAGCAGTTGGTCTGCCGACAGCGTATGTCGGTAGAAATCAGAAAACGACCGGGCCAGCAGTTTGTCGCGCAAAGCAAACACCCTCCCGACAACGTATGTCGGGAGGGGCTCGGCAAACGCCGGGTCATTCGTACTCAATTCGTACTCGGAGAAGCGCCAGGAATTCCGCGGGCCTTCCGGGTGGCCTTCTTCGTCACCTTCTTCGCAGTAGCCTTCTTGGCTGACGCTTTCTTCGCTGCAACTTTCTTCGCCACGATAATGATCCCCTGTTACGAAGCAGCGGACGCTGGCTGCCACTTATCAATTTCACGTTGCGTCCAATCTGCCGCCGCTGCCGCCACATCGCGGGTAGCTAAAAATGCGGCACGAATTTTTTCCTGCTCTGCGATGAACACATCCGCCAGCAGCTGGTTTTCCTGCTCTGCCGGCAGCTCGTGTGGCACCTCAACACTCAGATCACTCTGAGCAAAACGAACGACTAAAGACACCATCAAGGTGTTCGGCAAAACCTCACCAGGTTTAGCGGTGTGGTTGCGGTACAGGTGCTGTTTCACCTGCGTGAGCGTCGCCTGAATCTCGTTAAGAATATCAAGCTGCGACGCAACGGCATCGATCCAGTGAGCCAAATTAGCTGGCCTGTCTGCGGACTCTGTCATGCCTACCTCTACACGAAAATATACGCAGCCGCGTAAACGCGCAACAGTTCCGCGTCTAGTTCCAGCGCGGGCGAACAAACAACAAGCTCGCCAGTTGCGCGCGCGGCAATTCCCGCCGGCAATGATGCCAGAAGCTGCTGGACCAGCTGGGCGCCAAAACCCAGAACAGCGGGAGGATCATTCGGGACCTGGAACGGAATCAGTAAAGCCGCCACGCTCTCACTATCCGCGTCCAGGCGCCACTCAAACGCGTTGCCGTCTGCCACTTTGCGCAACGCAAACACGTAGGTACGCAGGCCAGGGCGGCGTTTGACCAGCACACTCGGCCGCTCGTTGTCAGCACTGGCTGGCAGCTCAATATATCGCACAGCAAAAGTTGCCATAGTCAGCTGCTCGCTGCCCCCTTACGCCGATGGGCCGCTGCAGTCAGCGGCGCTGTGTTCGCTTCCAGTAACGCCACGTGCGCCAAAGCCAGCGCAGCATCGGTCATATTCCGGGAAAGTTCGTCCAGCATAGACCGTGTCAGCAGCTGGCAATGCTCCAGCGCTTCCCGCACACCGGTCAGCCGCTCTTTCGGCGCCATCTGAATATTGGCGAAGATAGACCCGCGCTCAGCATTCCACAGCCCCTGCTGACGCCGCAAGAAGAGCTCCATGCCGTCGTTCAGCTGCTGTACTTGCTTGTCCAGCGCCTCCGGCAACGTGGGCTTGCGGCCGTGGCCGGCAGCGCGCTGCATTTTCACTTTGATATACTTGTGGAAATCACGCGCCGTCAGGCTGTGTTCCAGCGCATGCGCAATCAGCGCTTCATGCCGGTCCTTCGGTACCGACAGCATGTACTGAATATGCGAGGCAGTCAGCCCGCGGCGTGTCGTAGGATTCACCCGCGCAACCAGCACACGCACTTCTTTGGCCGTGTACTGATTTGCAAAATCCAGCGCGCTGGTCACCTGTCGCCGGGGCAGCTGCAGCGCAGCCCGCAAATACCCGGCGTCGCTGTCGGTATACGTGTTCTTGTCTTCCATCACCGTGCGAAAGATTTCGCCCTGCTTGTGAAAGTACAACACGTCCTGCTCGCGGGCCGACGACCCGGCCGTGTCCAGCTCTGCGAACAAGGCCCGCGCGGCGGGCGATAAATGCTCCAGAGCCTTTTCCACCGCTTCCAGTTGCGCCGCCGTGGCGTTCCGGCGGTCTCGTGTAATATTGCCGGTCTTGGGCATAAGATCCTCATGAAAACAGTGGCGGCCAGGTTTCCGCCAACAGGATTTTTCCAGCAAAGTTCTCCAGCCGCGCGCGGTGTGTCGGAGCGCAGCGCCGGGCTGTCTCGCACAACCCGCAGTAAAAATCCAACCGAGTACGTCCGTGAGGCGTCACTGACCCCATTTCAGACAAGTCTAAGCCGCCGTCCTTGACGTCCCGACGCACCACTGCACGCGAAATAGCTGCCCTGGCGACAACAGCTGGAACCTTCATCGCCGACCGCAGCCAGTCTGTATCTCGCGTCATCGCACTTCGATCGAACACGTAATCAGCCGAGCACAGCGGCTGTTGCGATAGTGCAAACATCCGCTCGCGCCAGCCAGTCACATCACGCCCCCACGCAACAGCAGACTCCAGCATGCTGTCCAGCGACTGCTGAAACTTGCGGCCGGCGTGGCGGACGCGGGTAACACCCAGCCCGGGTATTGGTAGACGACACACACCGGCAGGTGTGTACAACACCGGCTCCACGCCGACAGCGCCATTGGCGGTCTCGGCGTTGGCCATAAAGTAGCCGTACCACGCTTGCCAGTTCGTACCGTTATACGGAAACGAGAACAGTGGCTGTGTGTCGCGAAACCAGACCTGCATACGCCGACCCTGCATCCGGCCGGCGTAGAACGCGCACTGCGCATCCGCATGCTGCAAGCGTTCTGCGAGTAGGTTATAGGAAGACCAGTTCGTAAGCAACTGGTGTTGCGGTGAAAAGATACCGTCGATGACGCGCTGGTGGCGGTCTAGCAGCACGTTATTCGTAGCGATCTGATCGAACCGCAAATACAACGCGCGGTTGAATACGGTCACCGCTTCTGTGGCGTCGAACAGCGGCGCCTGCGTTGTTTTGTTGGTTGATATCAACCGGATCCCGGCCAGGTCCGCCACAGTGGCCGCCAGTCCGCGGCACAACAAGGAGCTGACCTTTACGAAGGCGGGCCACGTAAAGCGAAATGACCAGCGCCGCGTAACGCCGTTCGGTTGCAGCTCCAGGTCTCGCGGGTCTGAGAGTTGGACCCGCGAGCCGGAGACAGCCTGCTTTCGCAGCGCGGTTTCAAAATCACCGCGCTGCTTAACAGCGTAGCGCTGCAGTTCAGGAAAAACGAACAGCGGCTGAACAACGGTATCAACCATAACGGTAGCCTACTGTCGGCACCACTCCGCCATGTCGTTTGAGTCTTTGCGCAGACTCGCCAGAAACAGTGCCAGGCGCTCCAGGACCAGGCACACCCGCTCGCGCTTTACAGCCGTCACACGCACCAGGCGGCTTTGCCCCAGGTCGTCATGACTGGCAGTCGGCGCAGCCAGATGAAAGTAGCTGCTCTCTGGCAGCACGTGCAGGATCATAGGACCAACGCCCGGCCAGCGGAACAGGATTCCGAACCGCTCTTCAGTCACGTCCACATCTGCGGCATCAGCCGCCGTAGTCAGCGCTGTCATGACAGGATGCTTCAAAAAGTCCTTCACGAACAGCGCGGCCGCAGGCGTTTGCGCCAGATGCGGAATGCGGCAAGTAGCCAGCCGGACCGGGAAGTTCGGGTAGTTGCGCGCAAACCACTGTAACGACGGAGCATCCTCTCCGTCGTTACGGGCCCGCTGCCGCACCTGGGCCGGTGTCAGCCGCGCCTCAGCCAGCAGCTGGCAGACAAACGATTGTTCGGTGGCCTCGTCACGGGCCGCCTCAGTCTGTCCGAAGCCACTATGAAACGCAGCGTCAATGTCATCCATTACAGCACCTCGTCAGTTTCCTCGGGCGCAGTGGCACCAGAAATCTCCGGCTGCCCGGCTGCGTCGTGGGGCTGTTCAATCTGTGTCGCCCCCACGAAGGTTTGCGTTTCTCGATACGGCGATTGCAACGCCGCGGCCTGCGCCTGCGCCATGGCCGCAGATTGCTCCTGCACCGTGCGCTGCATAGCCTCTTGCAAATAGATGCCATAGTCCTGGTTCACCTGCAGCTCCACATCCGTGCGGATATCGAGTATACGGTGCACCTCGTCACGCAGCTGGGGCGTCTGCTCCAGTTGCCGCGCAATCTGGCGGAATTCGCACTTCTCCTTCGTACCCATAATCAGGCGGCTGGTCGCCTTGCGGGCACTGGAGTCAATATTCTCCAGCTTGAGCAGATCCAGCAGCTCTGCGTACAGCGTTTTCTTGCCGTCCGGATTGGCAAAGCCCAGAATCATCTCGATCGTCGCAGTATCCCAGTCCCACAGCGTACGCTGTAGCGGCGGACCGCCGTCGGCTGGTGTCTCATTCCACCACAGCACCTCAGCAGTAATTTCGTCTCGCGACGGGCCAAACGAGCTCTTGTGCACTTTGAAATGCACACGCAAACCCTCGTGCGTCCGCAGCTTGATGTCCTTGATCTTCTTCAGCCAGATCTCGTACGTTTCGTTGTACTTGGCTGACTTGCCGCCGCCGGACTGCCACTGTGGTCCGCCCGGAGAGTAGACACCCGGCTGCGGCATCTGCTGCCGAAGATGGTTTGTAGCCACCATCAAAAACGGGTACCCGCGAAACTGGTGTCCCAGTGACCGGATGTAACGCGTAATAATCTGCGCGCCGGCGGGATAGCTTTTCGACGCATAGCCCTCGGTCTGAATTGCCAGCAGCTCGTCCTGCGTCAACGTGCCGTTCAGCGAGTCCAGCGCCAGGATAAACGGAAATGTCTTTCCGTGCTGGTCCATCAGCTTCCTGACATGCGTCATGGCGTGCGTAAACGCGCCCTGCCATTCCTGTACGTTCGTAGTCTGCGTCACCTTCAGGCGGTCAATCAGCGAGCTGTCCCACCAGAAGATGCTGTTCCGCAGTTGCGGGTATTCCTTGTATTCGTTTTCAGCTAACAGGCCCCGCCCGCCCCGATGCAACACCCAACGGATGATTTCCGTCAGGAACATCGATTTGCCCGCACCCTCTTCCCCGGCCAGCTGCGAGAACCGGCCAATCGGAAAGACGGTAGACTTCAGCAGATACCGCAGGCAGATCGCCGGCAGCGGGATCCCGACATTCACGACATGGGGTGACGTAAAATACAACCCAGGGCCGGCCTTCTGCGCCGCCCCCTGCATTGCTTCGTCAAATGCCGCGTCGATGTCGCTGAAGTCCGCAAAACTCGGAGCCTCAACTGGCTGCGACGGTGCCTTTTTCTTACGCGCCATAACACGTCCACCGTAGAAAAGTCAGTGCTGCGGTTGATATCAACCGCAGCACCCAGAAACACGACAAGCAATCAGCTGCCCTGTCCGCCGCCAGCTGCCTGGAAAGCGGCAGCCAGCATGCTGTTCACAGCACCGCCGCGAGTACCGTCAGCCGGGCCAGCCGCCGGGTTGGCGGCAAACGCCGCGCCGGGCGCCAGTGACTGCGTAGGCTGTTGTTGCGGCACACCGGGCACCGGTGTCGGCACGAGACCGGCCGGCAACTGGAACGCCTGTGTCGGCAACGCATTGGTAGTCACGTCAGGGGTCACGTGCTGCGTAACCTGATGGCCGGCAGCAGACAGCCCGTTCATCGGCTGCCCGAACTGCTGACCACCCGCCGGTGGCTGCGGCTGACCGAAACCCTGCGGTGCCAGCCCAGGCACACCAACTGACGGAAACGTCGGCGCAGGTTGCTGCGCAAAACCCTGCGGAGCAGGCTGCTGCCCAAAGCCTTGCGGCGCGGGCTGCTGCGGCTGGCCGAACCCTTGCGGCACCAGCCCTTGCGGAGCGGCTGGGTTATGCTGCGGGAACCCCTGCGGCGCAGGCTGCTGGGGGAAACCCTGCACAGGCTGCTGGGGTGGCACGGGCTGCTGCCCGAAGTTGTGTGCCGGCGGAGTCGCCGGGTAACCGAACCCTTGCGGAGTCATGCCCGGCTGCCCGAAGGGCGCCGCAGGCGGCTGGCCAAAGGGTGCAACAGGCTGTTGACCAAAGGCCGCCGGAGGAATTCCGGGCATGCCGCCAGCGTTAAACGGCGGCTGACCAAACGGCGCCGCTGGCTGCGCACCAAAACCACCCCAGACTGTCCGGGATGCCGCGGCATCCCGGACGTCCTGCGGGACCCACTGCGGGAACATCTCATACGCCCGCAGCACCAAGTCTGGCGGGAAGCGCTTGGCCAGCAGCTGCGCCTGCTCTTCATAGGTCATCAGGTGCAGCACCTCGGACAGGTTGCGCGCACGACTCGAGATATCCGCAGCCACGTCCGGAGTAAACGCCGGAACAACGCTGTCCGGGAACAGCGAGCACTCGAAGCGGCTCCGCTTGTCCCGGTCGCTCACCGGCTGCTGCGGCATCAGGGCTGCCGAAGCCACACCGAACTGCTGCTGCTTATCGCCGCTGCTGCCTTCGATGAACCGAATCTGCAACCAGTTCCCGTTCGTCAGGCTCAGCGGGTCCGCTTTCAGATACTGCAGATTCGCCGCTTCCTGCGATTGCGGATTGGCCTGGGCCGCCATGCGGGCCTGGTCGCTCGGGAACAACACTGCGTTCATCGCCTGGAACGCTGTCGGCGACATGCTGATAATCGGCAGCGGCGACCCGGGCTGCAAACCGAGCCACGGGTTTTCAATCTGCTCGCCGTTCTGCGCGATAATCCCCTGGAAGAAGTACCGCGGCGACGGTCGCGTCAGTTGCGCTCCGCGGCCTTTGGCGCCATCCAGCAGTCCGGCCCAGCCGCCGGTATCCGTGCGGTTCGCCACAGCTGTCTTGCAGGTGTTGTACAGCAGCGTCAGCGGGTGCATCGCTGTATCCTGCCCCGGGCTGGCCGGGTCGTAGCAGATGAACGAGATCCGCTGATCCTGCAACATGCCGACACTGTTGGCACAGTCGTACCGGCGAATCCAGTCGCCGTAGCCCTCGCCGCGGGCATCCTTGAACCCGTGAAACTGCGGGTGCCCGTTCACCAGGACTGGCGAACCCACGGCATCCACCACGCGTGCCGTCACGGGGTGCACGGCCATAAAGCCCTTGGTGTTGGGCTTTCGCAACGGCACCCCGGTGACAGTGATTTTCTGCTGATCGTCGGTGTAACCGGATTGCCCGTAATCGGCCATGCTGTAGTTGGTAGAAAGTCGAGACATTACGTCCTTTCAGACAAGTTCGGGATCGATACCCATCGCCACGGCTTCCGCCTCGGTGATCGGCTCGCCCCAGTTGACACAAATCTCTTTGTCGATTGAGAAAAAATACGGCTGCGTCACGGGCATAAACGACCCGTCCAGATAACGCGGCCAGACTGGTACGCGGCGGACCATGCATTCCGGCGCCGCCACACGCACGAACTCATTGACGCAGTCCCAGCGAACCTCGAACAGGATGGCGTCATGGATCTGTAAAAGCAAGCGATAATCAAGCGCTGGGCGCTCCTGGCGGTACGCACGCAAATGGGCCAGCGCGCGATACACTGCGTCAGCCACAGTACCCTGAATCGGTGCATTCATCGCCGAGCGTTCTTGCTCGCCCAGCACCGATTTGTCGTAGCTGCGTGTGAACCGGCGCAAGCGGCCGAACGCAGTCGACAGCCAGCCCGGATTCACTACCCCGTCGCGGCACTGCTGCAGGAATTTTGCAGTACCGGGATATTGCTCAAAGTAGAAGTTAATAACCGCCTGCGTCTGCTCCGGCGTAACGTCAACACCCTCTTCACGGCATTGTCGCGCAATTGCCTCCGCTCCGCGACCGTAAGGCACCCCGAAATTCACATTTTTCGCCGCCACACGCATCCCGGAGAACCCGGCGTCTTTCAATCCTTTCTTGGTCGGCGGGCAATCCAGGTGAAATACGCGGACGGCAGTCTGGCTGTGAATATCGAAGAACTCCGGATGATCTTCCGGCAACGCGTTACGCCGGACATGTTCGATCATGTTCTGGTCGCCGGACAACCAGGCGATTACCGCCAGCTCAGCGCCCGTATAATCGCACTCGACAAGCACATAGCCAGGCGTGGCCCGCAACACAGACCGCAACGGGTGTGCGTACTGCGCCGGGTACAGCTGCTTGTATGTGCCCTCGTCCTGCTTTTTCTTCTTGTCGTAATAGCCCAGGATGCGGCGATAGTCATCCTCGCGGCGCTTGCTGATACACTGCAGCGCCGGTCGCGCGCTGGAACAGCGGCCTGTTTCCTTGGTCTGGTAAATATGCGTCCGCACACGCCCGTCGTGCCCGGCATAAACCACCAACCCGTCATCGTACTCCCAGAAACCCTCTTCCGTTGTTTCTGGTTCTCCGGTCTCCTTGTTGATATTGGGCCGGCGCAGCACGCTCTTCAGCACCTGCGAGATGAATTTCAGGTCGCGGAGCGTCATAGCCAGGGGGTGCTTCTGGCCCAGGATCCCCAGCGTTTCCTTGTCGGTAGACGGCGACACGCCGGATAACTCGCCCCGCCGCTGCAGCACTTCCCACAACTTGGGCCGGCGTCCGGTCGATTTGATCGGCGTCAGCCCCAGCGTCATGGCCGTGGGTGGCCGGATGGGGATCTGCAGTTTTGTTACCGGATCCTTTCGCGTCGCAAACTTGTCACCGAACAGGAACGCCTTGGCGTGCCCGGAACTGTTCGGGTTAAACCCGGAATGCTTCACCGGCGCATCTGGTGCCGACTGCTCCCAGTTGATCTGTTTGCGGAACCAGGCCAGCAGCTGCTCGTAGACCTGCATGAACTGCGCAGTCAGGCTGTCTACCCGGGCAAAGTCCACCAGAATGCCAGTCATTTCCATTTCCAGAAATGCGAGGCTGGCGCTGTGCGAGATCCAGTACGGCAACCAGCAGTCGTTGCCATAGGAATCTCTCAAAGTCAGCTGGCCCGTATCGGGATCAGCCTGCAGCAATTTCTTGGCAATCCGTCTCGTAGCGTCGGCGTCAGATGCACTGTAAGGATGCAAGATTTCATCCGGCGCCATGCCGTACCCTTCGAGAGTCTTTTCCTCTTCGTCCAGGATTTTACAGGCAATTTTCTTCCAGCGCTGCAATTGCACATCGTACCGCGGCATACTGGTCAGCCGCATGGCGATATCTTCCAGCTTAAAGCTGGCTGTCTCATTCACGGCGTGGTACAGCAGTGATGTATCCCAGCCACCGCAATCACGCACCGCCGGATCAGGATGTGGCGCATACTGGTCACGCAGGTCCAGCCCTTCATGCAGCAGCCAGGGCAAGTCTGCCCGAAAGAAGTGACCGCCCACACGCGGCTCCCACTGGCCGGGCACCGGTGTAGTCAGCCGTTTCAACTGGCGGATCGCCGCAGCGATATTCGGTATAAACGCAGGCGCGCCACCCTGATGTCGCAGCACGACCGTAACGGCCTGCTTGTGCTGCGTTGAAAACTGGATCGTCCGCAAGTAGGCGTTCTCGTCCTGCGGGTGCTGACCGTGCCACTCACCGTCAAACGCCATAAACTGCTGCTCGGGATCTGCCAGGGCAGCATCCACCAGAGCCGCCAGCCGGCGCTCGCTATAAACATAATGGCGTACGACATCTTTCTCTTCGCCGCCCACATCCCCGCCACCAGCCAAGCGCACAAACAGGGCCAGCTGGTCCTTGAATGAGTCGAACAGCTCCGGCCGACGAGAGACGTATGCTGGGTGTACGGACGTCATGACTTTTGCGGTCTTGATCGTCCAGCCATCTTCCGTCAGCTCCGACGGATAGGAGTAATGCATCACACGGCCATTCATGGCCTCGACACCGCAGCTGGTACCCAGCAACGCTTTGGAAGAGTCGCTACCCAGGCACAGGATATAGTCCGGCTGGCAGATGCGTATTTCCATCTCCAGCAACGGGCGGCAATCGTTTATCCAGGCCTTGGGTAACCCGTCGCTATGCGGATCCAGGTTCGGCCACTTGACCAGGTTCGTGGCGTACCAGTCGTTGTAGTCCGCCGGCGACAGCCCGATCGCTTCCATCGCCTTCCACAGCTCTTCGGATGACGGGCCGACCAGGTTGCTGGACTGCGCCAACTCTTCAATCCCGGGGTGCTTGCCGATCAGCATCACCTTGGCCGGCCGCGGGCCGCCATTACAGGCGTACGCATTTCCGCCCAACAAGTGCCCGGGCACCATGGATGTGGGCTTGGGCACCCCTTTGACGTCCACGGTCAGTACGGAGTTGGAGTCATACAGCGCGCGACGATACAGATAGTGCAGCCGGGGGCCGAATGCCAGGCAGTGCTTTTTGGCACCAGTCCCCTCAATCGTAGGTGCCGGATCGCCTGCTCGCACAGCCGTAGCTGTAAAGTTCGGGCCCGGTAACGGCATACCGTAATCGTTCAGCGGCACCCACGGAAAGAACTTATCCAGTGCCGGACTGGGCTCTGTATTCTGCAGCAGCGATTGAAACAGCTGCTGGGCATACGAAACATCAATCATCGAAAAACCTACGCTGCCAGGTTAATGCCTTGCTGCGCTGCCTGTCGGAAAATCTCCTGCAGCAGCAGCCGCTCTTCGATCTGTGCCGGGTCCACGTTGGCCGGCAGCCGTACAGCACATACCGGGTTCGTATGCTCTTGCTGCAACAGCTGCAGCTGGTCCCGCATCTCGTCCTCGGCATCCGGGTCCAGCACCAGCACAATCGGGCGCCCGGGCCAAGTCTCCTGCAGCAGCTGCCGCTGCCGCACTGTCATCGCTTTTCCTAACAGCGCTACGCTGCACCAGGGCAGCCGCCACACGTCTGTCGGACCTTCAAACACCACAACAAACGGCGTGTGCTGCCGCGCGGTGTCGTAGTTATACAGGCATAATCGGCGGGGCATCTGGGGGCAGGTGAAGTACTTCGGGACGCCCTTCGGGACATCGCCCACAGCCCGCGCCTGCCAGCCAGCGTACATGCCGTTAAAAATCAGCGGGATGACAATCCGCCCCAGCAACAGTCGAGAATACTGCAGGTAATCCTGCCCGACCTGGGTGCACACAGACAAGTTAAAAGCCTGCCACGTGGGCGCGTAAAACGCGCGCTCACAAAGATACTGCCGCGCCGGGTGATTATCCACCAGATTGCTGATCGGCATACACACGCCCGGCGGGTTGCGTGGGCCGACTGTTGTCGCCACCTGCACCCCGGGCCGAATGATCATCTGCCGGTGTTCCGCATTGATGAACCCCACCAACCGGTCTGCCAGCTGCTTTCTGTTGTCATGGTTTTCCAGGCAGGCTTCGTTGTAGCACGTTCCGAAAAACGTCTGCTGGTACTGTGGATTGGCGGGATCCTGCATGGCATAGCCGTACGGAATCCATAGCCGTTTCCGCGTATCGGAACAGAACGGGCAGTTTGCCCGGTATGTCTCGCCATAATGCGTCACGATAAAACGTGGCCGCTGGCGCACAGGGTCATAACCCCACGCGCCGGCCATCTCTTCCCCGGGATTGGCGATGGCCACTTCTCCCAGGTACAGCTGCATCCGCCGATAGAGCTCTGGAACCAGCGGGCCGTCCACGCGTTGCGGTGGTACGGTCACAATCTGGTTCGCTGTCAATTGCGCCAATGAGTCGGGCCGTACTACAGACATAGGCTCACGTCCCGACTGGCGTCAGGGCCAGCCCTTGCTGCGGCGCCGACAGGAGCGCATCACCGCCCTGCAGTCGTCGCATCTGTGTCCGCTCTTCAAACCGCCGCCCGATCTCGTCCAGCTGGTACCGATCGCTCACGTCAATCAGTTCTGCCCACTGCGGGTGCACTTTAACGAGCGATGGCGGCGCTGACGTTTTCGGTCGGTAGCGCATCTTGGCCCAGTTGATATAACGACACCCGGTTGTCGGGTCTTCCACGCCGATACAACCGCACACCGCCAGGTTTTCTGCAAACGCCCGACATTCCTTGATGTCAGCAATTGTCAGCAGCTTCCAGGGCGGGTACTTGTTTGCCTCGCCGGTCGCCTGCTGCAAGGACCACGTAGCGCAACGAAACCGCTCAGAAATCTGCATGCGGACTTCATCACCCCACGAGGTCAGCAGGTGCCGCAAGCGCTCTTCCGGCCAGTTTCTGGCGCTCATATAGCGGCGACAGGCGATTTCCGCGTAGTCGATCACCACGGTCCGGATGCCGCAGCCGGTCTCGTCGACCAGACGCTGCAAGCACGCCGCAATTTCGGCAATACCGCCAGATCCGCCGTTGTTCTCACTGCCCGAACCGGACATGTCGAACACGCGGATACAGGTATTCACCCAAGGCATATTGGCCTGGTAACGCTCCGACTCAGACAGTTGCTGGCCGGCCGTTTGTGTCAGGGAACGCTCGTACTGCTCCATATTTTGCTGTGTGGTCAGCATGCTCCAGTCGGACAGCGCTTCCAGCTTGTCTCGGCGGATTTTAGTGGCCATCGAGACCAGCCGGGGCCAGGCCTTTTCACGAGGCTCTTCGTACGTAAACAGCACAGAGTACCGCGGAGTGCGGTTATGCAAGTACGCGTCAGCATACTCCAGCCGGGCGGCGGAGCAGATAAACTGCGACGCCAGCGTAGATTTACCGCCCCCGAACGGACCTACGATTGCGTTACTGTCGCCCTGTCGTTGGCCACCCAGCGGCTTGTCCACAAAGCCAATCCCGGTCTGCTCGAACACAGACGGCGGCGTCAGTACCGCCCCAGGCAACGGCATCAGCGGCGTCGGCAACGGGCGGGCAATCCCCTGCAGCCGACTAGCCTGATTGCTGGCAAACTCCAGCACGGCTGGCAACGCGGTCAGATAAGCCCCGTTGGTCCCTTGCGCCAGGAGCCGTCGTAACGGGTTGGCGATTGCCCGCTCTTGCAAGAACTTCTGCAACAGGGCCCGCGCATGGCTCAGCGACATGAACGAGTCCTGGATTGTCACGAACACCATGTACACGATGCCGTGATCATCCTGGCGTAACAGGTCTGCCTGCTGTTGGGGGGTCAGCAGCATTGCTCCATGCTGCGCCATGCGATCGTGCACAGCTTGCAGCACCGAAAGCAGCGTAACATCGATCTTCCGATCCTGCAGATCGCACAGCACCGAAAACAGCAGCTGGTAATGCGCTTCTCTGACAGGATCAAATAACTCCGGACGAATATGCTGTCGCGACTCCGCCAGGAACAACGGTCGCCGTGCCCAGTACGCACACAGCATATCCATATCCAGCTGCGTGATGGCGGCCTGTGTCGCCTGTGTCCGCTGCGCATCCAGCACAAGATCGATAGCGCGATTATTTGGTGTGGGGGGCACCTCATGAAACTCCTGACATAAGTCGCTGCCGCAGATCGCGGCCGGCTTGCTGGACTTCCAGCGCCACCCGCGAATCCAACGTCGGTGAATAAAAGCGAAATTTCATCGCATACTCTGCGACTGCCGCGTCGTAAAACTCAGCTGCCACGTCATCCAGGTCCAGCTGCCGGGCCAGCGTGTGGCGCACCAGCGGTCCCGCAGACACGGTCATGTTGCGCAGGGCATAGGCCCAGGATGCGCTCTCCGACATATTGACCAGCTGGCCGCACACGAACTCAGCCTGTAGCCGCTCAATAGCGTAATCAAAGTCACGCAGCGTCTCCGCTGGTGTCCGGCTGCAATACTCGACCCAGGCATCTTTTGCGACCTGCGAAAGCAGCAAAGTCGGTGCAATCCGCGTCGCTTTGGCTGACAAGAACAACGCCGTCACGTACTCCCAGGGGGACGCGCCCTGCTCGGCCGCTGCCGTAACAACCTTGGGCCAGATGTTCTGCCTGTTTGCGCCAAACTGCGTTTGCCCGCCATCCCACTGCGGCATCGGCCGCTCGCCATAATTCACGGCCCCGCGAAATTGCATGTACATGCAAAAAGCGCGGCGTGCTTCGTTTGCTGCCGCAGTTGCTGCGGCTTGTTCCGGTTGCTCCCCAATCGTCCGTGACGGCATCGCAGCCGGTCGCGGCACGGGCGTAATTGGCAGCAGTCCGAATCGTCGTTTATACGGAATCGGCATTATGCCCTGCCTGCAGTAACGTGTTCCGATCTGGCCAGGTTTGTGTATGCCCCTGCTGTTTGTACTGTCGGTACCGTGTATTGGATTTCCTGCAGTAGCCGGAGTCCCAGAAATCCACGCAGTCCACCATGACTGCCATATGCTTGTTCTCATACAGCCGGTTTGGTCGGGCAGCCCATTGCAAGTTCAGCCCTTCACTCTCCCTGGCATCAGCCCGCACCAGCACCTGCAACTGCGGAAAGTTGCACCCGGTGCTCCAGATATCTGTGGCAATCACTTTCTTAATCGTGCCCGCCGCAAACCCCTCAGCCAGCGTCTGGCCAGCTTTACGAGAGAGTGGCTGAAAGCTGGGCGGCAGCAGTCGAACAAAATCCGACTTTTCAAAGTAGTTATAGTCCTTGCCGGCGTACGCCATGTGGAACTCGGGCAGGTGCTGCCACAGGTGCAGCGCATGATCCACCGTCGCTACGGAGATCAGCACCTGTACGTCCGGGTCGCCGTAATGCGTCCGCACAAAGTTGGCGATCTGCGCATTGCGCCCAACGTTGCGCCAGATGCCCATCTGCACCCGCTTGTGCGACGACTTGTACTGCGCAATCGGGTTCGATGGCAGCGAGATTGGCAGCCAGTGTACGTGAATTGCAGTCACGCTGCCGTTGTTGACCAGCTCATTGTTTGTTACACGCATGAGCTCTTGCCCAAACACGGCTTCCAGACAAGCTGCTGTCCCGTCCAGCCGGGCGTATGGCGTTCCGCTGAATGCAAACAGCTTGCGGACACGCGTCGCCGCGGCAAACAGCTTCTCACGCAGCGTCGTAGCGAGGCACTTGTCGACCTCGTCTACCAGCATAATGTCCGCGTCATCATCAAAATGGTGCAGCGAATCCGGAGAATAAACCGTTACGCGCTGAATATCGCGGTGGCTGCCGTCTACGCGTCCGGGCAGGCCTACAAACTGCAGCAAGTCACGATAGACGCTTGCTGCTGTAGCTCGCCCGGGAACAACGATCGCAATCCGCGCATGCGAGAACAAGCGGCTGATGGCGCCAAACAGGAAAGATTTGCCGAAGCCCATCGAGCAGTTGAAGATGCCCCGCTCAGCGGTCACCACGTGCTGCAGCAGCTCTTCCTGCCGGTACCGGAAGTTGACGCCTGCCAGGTTTTCCCAGACAGGCGTATTCCAGTCAGGTCGCGTGGGTGGTGGCGTCAGGTCCACCAGGCTGACGGCACAGCCGCACTTCTCAGACAACACGCTGGCAATCCGGGGAATAAACCCGGCGTACGTGGTCACGCGGCCCAGCTGGTCCAGCTTGTACAGCGATTTGCGATCAATAATGATCGACCGCCGCTTGCCGGTAATCGGGTCGATCTGTGCCAACCCGCGCAGAAACTGCTTGTACTGATAGCCCAGATAACCGTGCAACACGGAGGCTACAGACTGCGGCGTGGGGCCGCCTGCGGCATCCGCCACGCTTACAAAATTGTTGCAGCGAATCAGCAGCATGGGCGTCTGCGGCGGCGCAGACGGCCCTTGCACGTGCGTTGCCGCACGCGTATCATTCGTTGAAATCATCGCGAATCCTTCGCACCAGTCCTGCGATGGACGCCTGTAACGCCCAACCAGTTAGCCGCTGGTTGGGCGTTTTCATTTGTCAAATCGACGCAGCTGACAAGCCGCAGTGTTGCTGAAAAGCTTCAGCCGTCAGCTTATCACCAAATAGCTGTATTGGCGAGAACAGCAGACCCGATGGTCCCACACGGCCCGCCCGCAGCAGATCCAGCCACGTCAGGTACAGCAGCCTGACAAAAAGTTGTGTAGCACGCAACTGTCCCTGCTCCACGGAACTAGCTCGCACAAACCGGCGCCACAGAAAATGGCCCGGCAGATGCAAACGGGCGCTATCCAGCTTGGAACCGCTCCAGGCATTGATGGCCAAACCCCGCCGCCGCAACAAGTCCTTGTTGTTGATCGGCCGCCGTGTGGGAAACAATCCCAGGAACGAAAAGACAGCCCCGGTACGCTGTGGCGCAATCGGGCTCACGAAACGATACGGATCTGCGATCTCGGCTAACAGCCCAGCTGCAGAGATTGTGTCCAGGTCGTCCACGAACCCCAAGATATGGGATAATGGGTGCGTTTGAAACAACGCCGCCTTATCCGTAGCGGGGTTTGCTGCCGCCAGTGTAAAGCGGTATCCCTGGACATCCGCATCGCCAATATCGCGCCAGCCGCCCTGTTCCGCTGTACGCATACACTGCCGCATCAGGCACAACTGTGTCACCACGCTGGGAACATCCTGCACAATCTGCGGTGAGGCCACCTGCACGCGCAACCCGCGCGGGCGCAATATCTCGTAGGCGGCCACCACAAGTGCCACAGTCTCCGGCAAGCTGATTACGCGCAACAGCGGCAGCTGCACCCGCTCCTGCGCTAACTTCGCAACATACCCGGCAACTGACAGTTGCGTGCAAACTGGCGCGCCGTCACCGACGACATGCCAGCAAATCCCGTTTTGGTCCACGCAAACTTTTGTCGCGGACTCATCCTGAGGCAGAATTGTCATGCGTTAATCGGATCACATCATCAAAAATAGGGGCCAGTTTTTGCTCGTGCGTCACGATGAGGCACTGCAGCTGGTTGTCTGCCGCGAACTGGCGTAAGTGGCGAAAGAACGGCACAAGGGCTTCTACCCGTTTGTTATCCAGAGCAGCTGTCGGCTCGTCCAGCGCAATAAAACCCAGCTCGGGCACCGCCCGTAAATTCAAGCTTAGCCGAAAAGCCAGACTGAGGATAACCTTCTGCCCGCCGGATAGTGCGGGGGCTGGTTGCGACCGGCCATCGTGGAACTTGGCCAGCAGCGAATAGTTGTTCGTCGCCTTGATGAAAAACGGCGTATCGAACGCAGCCAGCGTCTGGTTTACTGCTGTTTCCAGCAAAGCCAGCTTTCTGGTAATCACCGCCCGCGGCAACGCATCTTTGTGGAACACGTCACGCAGTTGTCGCAAATACTCGCGCAAAGCCTCACGTTGCGCATGCTGCTGCTGCGCCTGTTGCGCCTCTTGCAGCCGTTGCTGGCACACACGCAGCTCCAATGCCGCCTGATCACGCAACGCCTGCTCCTGTTGCGCCTGCGCGAACGTTGCCTGTAATTGTGCCAGCTCTTGCTGCCGCAACTGAACGGCAGCCGGTGTCACAGCTGGCAGCTGCGCTAATTGCTGCGTCAGCCGAGATAGTTCTTGCGTCACATGTGCCAGCTCTGCTTGTAACGTGGCCACACGCTGCGCTGCAGTCCTGGCATTGGCACGTTGCTGTAGCAGCCGGGACTGCAGTGTCTGCACATCGCGTAACAGCTCGGCACTGTTCGGCGGTAACTCCCGGGCAGTGAACGTGGGCGGCATTTGCTGAAAAGCTGTTTGCGCCTGTTGTACCTGCGCTTCCAGCAACGTCACTTGCTGCTGGTGCGTTTGCCACAGCTGCTCGGCTTGCGCATAAGCCGCCCGGTCCCGCCGCAACTGCTGTAAGCGATTCGCATTCTCTGCCACACGCTGTTTCGTAGCAGCCAGCTCTTCTGCAGGAAATGGCGTCGCTTGCCCGCAGGTCGGGCAAACCCCCGTCGACTTTCCGGCGTAGGCTGCCAGAAACTTGTTGTCGGCCGCCAGTTGCACTTCCAGCCCCATTTCCCAGGCTGGATCCGGTCGCTGGGCTAGATCGGGTTGTGGGTACTTGGCAGCTTCTGCCGTAGCGGCATTTCGCGAAGCTGTCAGTGCCTGGAGCCGTTGCGCAGCCGCATCCAGCGCGGCAGCCATGCTCCGCGCCAGGGCCTGTTCCTGCTGAATTGCAGTCACTTCTTGCGCAGCCTGTGTCAGCGACGCCAGCTGTGCTTCTGTGCTGGTTACAGCTTGTTGGGCCGCAATGTCTGCCGCGGCCGCCGCAGGGATTTGAGTATCCGCCAGCTCGTGGCGCTTGCCCTCAGCTTGATACTGCTGCACCTGGACATCCAGGGCCAGCCGTCCCTGGTCAAACAACGCCTGCGCCGCACTCACGCGCAGTTGCAGTTGGTTGATATCAACCGCGCCGCCCGGCAACTGGGCCAATTGCGTCTCCGCCCGGCGTACCGCGTCGACAGCCATCTCCACTGACTGCATGGGCAACAGTGCCGGTAGCGTAGCCAGGCGCTCACCAAGCTGCGCGTAGATGTCATTCACAATCGCTGTACGGAACAGCCGCTGTAAAATCTCCGCACGGCGCGCTTCCGTTTTTGCCAGAAACCCGTGCAGATCATCCTGGCCAACAATCACCACATCGTTCAGCGTGGGCACGTCCAGCCCCAGCAAATCGCTGAGGACTGCATTGACACGCGTACTGCCGTTAACCGTCTGGTCTTTGAGCACCAGTCGGTCTTTCGTAGTCTCTGGGCGCGCATAGCGCGTCACCGTAGCTTCCACGCCACGGTGCGCAAACCGCAGAACGCCATAGGCCTTCTCATCCGGCGAAGCCAGCTGAAAAATAGACGCCTCTTTACCGTCGCGGTGCGGGTAATCGCCAGTCAACAACCAGCGTACGGACTCGAACAGCATGGACTTGCCCGTGCCGTTTTCGCCCGTAATCGCGGTAATCCCTGGCGAGAAGTTGTGCTTGAACCGCCGGCGCGGTCCGATGTTGCACAGTTCAATATCTAGGAGCTGCATGTTGCCTCAGTAAATTGCGCAGTGAACTCTTCCACAACCTCGGTCACTAACCTGTCGACATCCTTCTTGTCCGTGGCTGCTAACAGCTTCAGAATATGCCCGTGCTGTAGCGAGCCGGGCGCAGACACGGCATTTGCCACGGCAGCCAGCTCGTCACGGGCGGTCGCATGCCCTGCCAACATTTCGGCAGTGACAGTAATTCCCGTTTCCTGCTCGGGTGCCAGCGCCGACAGAAACAGGAAAAAGCTGTTCCCGACTGCCGCCTGGATCCGCGGCATCGGGCGTGTCAGCGTGCTCATATAACTGACGCGCAAAATCGGCTTCTGCACGCCAACAGGCGCGCCAGCCGCAGCCACGGCTGCCGCCTGCTGGGCTGCCAGTCTTGCCCAGTCCTGCCGGCAGAACTCGTCCAAGTCTGCTTCTTCCAGCAAATGCACGTGCTGCATGCGCCGCGTAACCAGCGGTACAGGCACAAACTCGAGTGGCGCTGCCGTATTCGTACTGTCCTCGCAGACCAGCACAGCCACTTTGTCCCGCGGTTCTCCGATATCCTGCATACAAGTCGAGCCCGGAGAGACCAGTGTTACCGGCCCGCCGGCTGCATTCGTTGTCTGCAACTGGCGATACAGGTGCGTATCGCCAGACAATACGTACCGGATATGTCCGGGGACCAAGTCACTGCACCGGCCAGCAGTGGCGCCGACAGGCCGCAATTCCCCCCAAGCCTGGTGGGTTACCAGCAACGTGGCTTGAGGCGGAACCCCGGCCAATGCCGCCGGCAGCTTATCGGCCGTGTGAAAATCAACGCCGGCAACGCACACACGCGGATTCAGATTAACCGCCTGTATCTGCAGTGCAATCGCGTTGTTATACAGACTCGGCCAGGCCGCGGTCTGGTCGTAGTCGTGGTCACCCTGCACATACAGCAGCCGTATGTTGTACTGCTGCAGCGTGCGCACGAAGGCCGCCACCGTCTGCGGATCGGGCCGGTTACGATCAAAAATATCGCCACCCAAAATCAGCGGCACGCCGTAGTGCGCCGCCTGGGCACACAGCTGTTCAAAACTGTACAACGCATCGCCGCACAGTTCGGGCTCACTCGTCCAGGCGGCAGGCTGCAAATGCGTATCAGCAGAAAATACGGCAAGCACCGTACGGGTCATTCAAAATCTCCAGTCTGTGGCGGTGCCAGTGCTCCCCCGCAACGCTGATCACACAGCGCACAGCGCTGTGATGCCTCGTCAGGAAGTTGGCTAAAAAAGGACATACGCGCAGCATATAGCGACTTCGCCTGCCGACTGGCTGCTGCCCAGTCGCACAGCACACTTTCCTGCTCAGCCAGCTGCTCGAAATACAGCGACATCAGCGCATGATCCGCATAAATCGCGCTGTAGATCAGTGCCGCTGCAGAACGATCCGCTGTCGGCAAAATACAGGAAATCCGCTTGAAGCGTTGCTGGTCCAGCCGCGATGCTGAACTGTGCCCGCAAGCACCCCACAGCAAATACATGCGGAGCAGTAACATCAAACGCGCCGGCGGCAGCTGCGGCCAAGCCCGCTGCGCCGACGCCCACAAGGGCCCCGTAGGGCTGTCAGCCGCCATACACACCTTCTGGTTGATGGATCGTGACTTGTTGCTTTACCCACCCTTCCACAGATTCTTCTCCCCGCAAGGTCTGCGCAATCTTGCGCAGCGTGTGCTCACTATACCCCACGACATTTCGTAACGGGGCATACACCCACACGTCCGGCGAAAGAAACTGCGGCGGCACTGCCAGATAACCGGGCCGGTCCGGCAACAACAGTAACGGGAACATCGGCCGAATAGCTGTACCGACGCCAATCCGGTACTGCCCGGCAAACTGGGCCAGCAGCCCGAGCCAGCACAGCGGCGGCAACTCCGCAAAAACAGCTGAGCTGGCTAACCGCGGTAACCACCCGGCGTCCGCCAGCGTAGCCACTGTCGTTGCCCCCAGCACGCAAAAATGGGGACTGTTCAATACCTGACCAGGCACCCAGCCAGGCACATCAATGCCCAGCTCCAGGCAGGCTTGCTGCAGCGGCAGCTGTTTGTCGTAAATATCCAGCTCGCTGTCAGCACTAATCACCCCGCCGCGGGCGCGCTCCAACATATCGGCGCACCAGGCGCCCAGCCGGGCACCGCGTAGCCAGCACTGCTCAGTCAGCACCAGCACGTCGTCAACCTGTGCCGCCAGTTGCCGAAAAACATCCTGTGCCGTTGCCGCCCACAGGATCTGCACATCGCCGCAAGCATACCGGATCTCTGCTTGCAGCAAGCGAGACTCAGGCGCCGTCGGCTCCCGCGAAGACAGCACAATGGCTGTAGTCAAACTCACAACCAATCTCCCCACTCGTCAGGAATGGCGTGCGCCTGCGCGAACTGACTTGTGTCATCCGCGTTACAGGCAGCCCACCGGCGCAGCTGGTCAATCTCGGTAATCAGGTTGTGGGCATACCAGCTATTCGCTGCCCGCTGACCTGGCGCCCAGATCCGCAAGGCACGCTCCTGGTGCCGGTACAACGCTGTGAACAAATCCGCCCTGTGCAGGTGCAGCAAGATCAACCGCTCGGACACCTTGCGGGGCTGTTCGGGCGGAAACCACAAACCGCGGCGGGCGTACTTGCGGCAACGATACACACGATTCCCCTGCCGCAGCACCCGCCCGCGCTCAAACGCGAACGGCGTGTCGGTAGGCAGCAGCTCATAGGCCGCGGGCGCAATCGCCCGGCGCTGCGCCAGCTGCACAAACTGCGCGTTAAACGTTGTATTGCGCACCCGGTGCGCTGGTTCCACCAGAAACAGCAGCTCGTCAGCGGCCGTATAGATAACAGCAGTATAGTGCTGAGTAGTTTGCAGCTGCTGCGCGTACGCCGCCAGCGTAGATTCTACAAACACCGGGCTGAAACTGACGGGCGACGTAACAGGCACCACGTGCACACCCAGCCGCGCATACTCCGCCATCTTTACAGCGTGGTCGCCGGTACTGCCGTGGTCCAGCACGTAGACGTGCTGTGAGTCACCGCCACACAGATCTACCGCATGCCGGACCCACAGCGACAAGTAGGGCTCGTCATTCTGCGCCAGCGTCACAAACGCCAGGCGCCCCGCTTTACCCGCCATGGTGCGCTACCAGTGCTGTTGTAGAAAACCCGGCCACGTATGGTCCGTATTCCACCCGCCCGCCCAGTGCCGCCAGTTGGGCATAACCGCCAATCTGTTCTGGTGGCGTATTCGCATAATCGCCACCTTTCACCAGGACTGTCGGCCCGGTCGCAGCTACCAGTGCGGTCACATTGCCGTCAAATAGCGTGACCGCATCGACACAGCCCAGCGCTGCCAGCTGTTCCGCACGGACCTGCTGCGGCACCCGCGGACGGTCAGCGCCTTTAAGGGCAGTCACCGACGCATCCGTGTTGGCCGCCACGAGCAGCACATCGCCCCGGCTTTTCGCAAACCGCAACAATTCCATATGCCCGGCGTGCAGTACGTCAAAACAGCCGTTGGCCAGCACCAGCTGCTTGCCACTGGCCCGCACGGAATAAGCCCAGCTGATCAGCTCCGCATCTGCCAGCACCTTTCGGCGCAGATCGGCGCGGACCCACTCTGCCCGGGCCGCGTGCAGAGGCACAATCACCGTACCCAGCGTATCCACAGACACCGCAGCTGCTGCGGCAGCATACTCAGCCGCGGCGGGTAGTTGCTGGTACGGCACCGGATCCAGCGCCAGGCGACTAGCCAGCGCCGCCAAAAAGACGTCGCCAGCGCCAACAGGACTGGCCTGCACACGCGAAGTACAGAAAACAGCAGCCCGGTGTGTGGCTGGTCCGCCTGGAAACCGGTGGGCTATGCCCGCAGCAGCACTGCCGTTTGTGCAGACCACAGCCCGCACCGTGGGCAGCTGCTGCAGCATGACCATAGCCAGCTCCTCAGCGTCGTGTGACGCTGCCGCCGGATGTACGCACCCGGCCAGGTACTGGCGGGCTTCTTTCGCATTGGGCTTCAATAAACAGTGCTCATAGCCCGCCATAGTCGCGGGCCGGCTGTCCACCAGCACAGGCGTGCCCAGGGCAGCCAGCTGCGACAGCAACCGCTGGCTGGAATCACTCACGCAGCCTTTGTTGTAATCTGCCACGGCAACCAGTTGTGGCTGGTGCTGTGACAGAAAGCGGGCAAGTTGTTCGTAAACCAGGCTGCCGACGCCGTCCGGGTAACGCGGGCGATCGTCTACACGCAGCACGGCTGCATTCCCGCCAGAGTAAAACCGTGTTTTGGCCAAATACAGCTGCGGCTGTGGCAGCGCGTACGCACCAAAATCAACGCCAGGGCAAACGCAGGGTGGTGCAGCAGACAATCCGCCAATAAACACCACGTTGGCAAGCGGACAAAGTGCTGCGATGTTCGCCGCCAGGTTTAACGCACCACCAGGTCGCGTATCCGTCGCCTGTACATCCAGCAGTGGTCCGCCGCCTTCGGGATTCAGGCGCTGCTCCTGCCCGAACACATAATGGTCCAGGCAGGGATCACCCAGCACGGCAATCAGCGGTTTGCTCATCGCAATGTCAATCGGTAGGTTTCGCCCTGGTATTCCAGGTTGTAATCCCCCAGCAACGTTTTGCGGGGCGGTGTCGTTACGAGCTCATTCTCTGATTCCACCAGCGCCACCTCGAGCGTGGGGCCCATATCGGTGTTGCTCATAATCAGCTCGAACTGCTTGTTCGTATTGGCAATCTTCAACGGGATCGGATCGAACAGCAGGTTATCCGGTGCGATGATCCCCGTATTCTGTACCGGGGTGGTCAGCGTCAGCAGGTTCGTCCACGCCTGTTTTTGGTCCGGCGGTACAGCCACCGACATTACGTAGGTCGGCGTAGGCGTCTGCGGCAGTACTGCGCCCGGCAGCAGCTGAACAGAGGTGATCCCCACGTTCTGCAGCAGCGTGCCGTCATCCAGTTGCACATCCACGTACTGCATGTTGCCGTTGTCCGTGATAATGTCGCGCACAACGCCCAGCGAATTGCTGGACGCGCCCAGCGGCCGCGGCACCGTGACACGCACCCGCTGCCCCGCTTGCGTGGGCCGCAGCGCGCTTGGCGGTATTGTCGGTTGTGACACCGCCGCCAGCTCTTCATCGGTAAACGCCGCTTGGCCAGACGTCACCGGCGCAGACGCGCCAATGCCCGTCGTCAGCGGCGCCAGGCTGGGCGGCGCGGCCGTCGTCACATCCGCCGCAGGCTGTGTAAACGGCAGTTGCTGTTGTCCGGGTAGCGCCGGTGTCGGTGCCGCCTCGTCCTTCTTCTTGCGCGTCCGCTTTTCCTTCTCAGCAGGCTGCACCGGCGCCGGAGTCAGCGCTCCAGACAGGAACTGCGGCCCGACCCGCTCCAGGAACTGCGCGAACGTAATTGGCGGCTCCGACTGCCCTGCCAAGCGGCACTCTTCCAACGCATCCACCCAGCCGCTCAGAAACTGCAGCAGTTGCCGCGCCGTCCATTGCGGCAGGTTGTACTGCTTGGCTTTGTCTGCTTGCCGGGGGCACCAGCGGGCGGCGGCATCGGCCGGATGCTTGAGGTTCGTGTCGTCGTAATCCGCCACGCGGGCGTACTGCGCCAGGAACTCGGCAAACCCAAGCTTGGTCGGCATCAGTTCGCGCAGCCAGAAATAAGTCAGCAGAAGATCGATCTTCTTTGCGTCGCCGGTATAACGCTCGCCGCCAGCGGCAACCGCTGCGAACTGCTCCAATTGTTCTTTTACCGTCACTTCGAAACACCTTTCAGAAAGCCGTCTGCGATAAACCGTTTTTGATTCCGGAGTGCTTGCAGTACTGCAAGCACACGAGGTACAGGCGCCGTCAGCTGTGTGACAGGGTAGGGAAACGCCCGGGCGACAAGATACGCCAGGCGGACACGCGTTGCGCGCGTAATCTGCGTCGAAGCCCGCAGCGTGCCACTGTGGACTGGCAGTAACGCCAGCGCCGGCGCTGTACCGGTAACATACAACTCGCTGGAACGCAACCAGACGCCGCGGCCATTCAGATCCAGCTCGACCTGCAGCGACAGCACACGGGCTTCTGCCTGCATGTACTCCGCCCGCGTAGAGGACGTCTGCTGCGCTACTCGCCGCAGCGCCACCAGCAACCGCTTCAGCTCCGCCGGATTCGGTTGATCGATATCCGCATACCGGGTCAGGCGCGCTGAGGATGTCACCGTACAGTACAAGCCGTAGTGCTTCTTGCAGCACAGCTGCTGCAGCATGCGCGCAACCACACGCCCGTGGCAATATGGGCAAACCACCTGCCCGCAGTGCCACATGGTTCGGCGGTCGCCGCTTAAATAACGTGGCCAGCATGTGGCTACAGCCCGGCCCACTGGCAGCCCTGCCGCAGTCAGCTCACGTAAACGCGACGCCCAGGCCGTAATAAACCCGGGCATCTCGACGCAAACCTGGCTGCTTTCAATCCGCCCCCGGCCGCTGCTGCCGATAAACGGCAGAAGATAGGTCAGATTGGCTGCCCGCAAGTAAGGACTCGGTATCCATTCTTCACTTGGCGGCACGTCGCCAGAACTCATATACACCTCCCCCAAATTAACAGCCGACAATCCGGGCGCTCCGACTGGCGGTTGATATCAACCAGCCACCCCAAATCACCGGCTGCAGCAGGCCTGAAACGCAGCACACGTTTCAGACACTTACGTCAAATTAGACAAGTCGTCTAAAATGACCGGCGTTGTATGGGTCATATTTGTACACGTCAAAAAACACGGGGAAAAAGTGTAAGGACAACTCCGAGATGTGGCAGTACACAGCAAATGTTCAGTGCCCTAAAACAGGGGAGAAACGCAAATTTTGGCTGAAAAACATCTCCGAGATGTGGCATACTAAACGCAATGCCTATACGGCATTGCTATTAGACGGCAGCCTGAGGGCCGCGGCCGGCTGCCGCGGCCATCCTGGCTGTTGAAGACAAGACGTAAGTACCCAAACAACAAACTCAAAATCCACTCCTGTTCCGGGCGGTTTCCATACCCGCCCGGAAGCGAACTGATTGGTTTCGAAATACACTGACCCGGTAGCTGTCCGGGATGATTACCAGACGGCTCCGGGTCAGGAATCGTTTATTTTAGGCCTCCTACGTCGTCCGGAGGCCCCGGACATAGAATCCTTCAAACCAACCGCCGGAAGCGTTTTGAAGGCCATTTTTGCAAACGCCAGCAAAACCACACGCCCGGTTATCTGGTTGTTGCGCTGAAATTATCCAGCTTACCCAGGTTTAACCAGCGGGTTGATGTCATAGATATTCGTGTCCGCTTTACTGGCCGGGTCTACCCAGCGTTGTTTGTCCAGGTTGTCCCGGACAGCTTCCACCGTCTTACGACAATCCTTGGACAGGATGTCACAAGCCCGGTTGATATCCGACGTGTCCCGGGGCTGCCACACAAACGTAATCAGGTAACCCATCCGGAGCAGTTGCCGGAAGGCCGCCCATAAAGGCTCCTGGGCTGCCGGTAACGGCCGTTTGTCGTCCGCCGCTTGCGTGGCCTGGTCGACCAGTGCTTTATGGTCAGTCAGGATGGTCACGCGCAGAAAGGATTGCCGCGCTTTCCAGGCTGCCTGGTAGAAGTGGTCATACCACAACAGGGCCTGGAAGTACGGCATCAGTTCAGCAAAGTTGATGCTGCCTAAACTGACACCGCCGCAGAAATCGCGGCGGGCACTCAGGTAACGATCAATCAGCACGCAGGCCCAGCCACTGGCCCGGTCCCAGGTTGTCCCGGAGCCATCTCCAATAATCAGGACATCCCAGGTGTGCAGATTGAGGCGTTGGCAAAGTTGTTGCAGTGTCTCGCGCTCCCCGACAGAGAGCGCTTGCGGGTGGCTGGCCGTGGGTTGCTTCGTTTTAGCCATTGCTTGCTTTCAGGGCGGCCGCCAGTTCACCCATGCGGACGTCCAGCTGAATCACGGTATCCGCCATGCGGTTTACAACGATCTGGAAGGTGCGCACCAGCTGGATCGCGGTATGGCCCACTTCGGCTGATGTGCTCAGCGCTGTGCCGGGCACGCGGCCACGAATAAAGACCGGTGGCAGGTCTGGCTGATCCGTCTGCCAGGTTGGAATGATCAGCACGGATTCCAGCTCGGCGATGCTGTCGACCGCGGTAGCGGCGAACTGTTCGGCCAGTTGGCCAAAGGCGGTGTAATAGGTGGGTATGTTCATGGCACGTTTCCGCTGGCCAGGTCTGCGTTGTACGCCGTGGCCAGGGCGGCAGCTGCCCACCAGCGGCAAAGGAAATCCAGCAGCGTAGGCTGCTGTGTCAGCGTCAGGCCGGCTGTCACCCAGAACGTCAGGCAGTACGGGCAGAGCAGCAGCTCGGCCAGAAACAGCGCCACGCGCCGGCCAATGGGCTGTGGCTGATCGGTTGATATCAACCATTCGTGGTGGTTGAACTCCACCCAGTCTCGTGCGCCAGCAAAAATGCTGCCTTTGAACCAGCAGTGCACGGCCGCCGCGGCAGCCAGCGAGACCAGCACGACGTTAGCCAGTGCATCCATACAGAATCCTCCTGTATCAGAGCTGTGTATGTGTTTTGATTGTCCGTAGCCCCAGCACCAACATGATGCCGGCGAATATCCACTGATGGCCGTCCATGGTATTGAGTGGTTGCACAAACAGCGTCAGAACGAGCAGTGCGACAACTATGCCGCACATGTTCTGCGCTGTGCCTCGATCGATTGGCAGCATCTGGCATTTTCCAGTTAGCGAATATCGTCGATAATCCGCCCGTACGGCCACGGCCGTGTCAACTGCCCGGCTGGTGGCGGCGTCACTGTATGCCCACGTTCCGGCGGTAGCGGGAACGGCGGCACCAGCGCATTGCGCTCCAGCGGATGCTGCGTGAAGTCCAGCCGGGGGCCGAACGCACGCATCGGTTCACGGATACCGCAGCGCTCAAGGTAAAGCTGCGGACTCTGCGAAATCTGCAGACCGTTGACTGTAACGGGCATTGAAGACTCCTTGCGCGTCACGCTGTCGCGACGGCGCTGTAATGGTTCGTTGTGAGGTTAACCCATGAGTTTGACGTTCTCACCGGCTAACGAGATTAAAACTGATCTGACGGCTGGGCTGACACCTCAGTTTTTCCGACTCAATCTCAACGAACAGCTGGCGGCTCTTAAAAAACTGGTCGATACTCGCCAGTTGCCATCGTACGAATTGTTCTTACCGTTCGTGCTGCAGCTCAACGGTAAGCCCTATACACTGCGCGATCATTTCGCGTTTCAAACGCTGTACCGCACTGACTGCCCGCGCGTGCTCACGGTTATGAGTGGAAGACAGGTGGCCAAATGCGTCCGCATCAGCGAACACAACCGTGTGGCGCTCGCCAACGGGCGACCTGTCGCCGGCCACGAGCTGCGTATCGGCGACGCTGTAATGACCGTGGACGACAACTACCGGGCCGCTTCCGGTGTCGTGGTCAATAAGTTTGATAGCGGGCTGCGTGACGTGCTGCGCATTACGACTCGGCTCGGCAACGTGCTGGAAGTCGCGACGACGCACCCGTTGCGTGTGTTACCTGGCTGGGTGGCCAGTGGCGACTTGCGTGTCGGTGCACGAATTGCTGCGGCTCGTCGGGGCGGCACGTTTGGTACGGCACCACTCGACGACAGGGCAATTCTAACCGCGTACATGATTGGCGACGGCTGTTGCGGCTGTTCCGGAAACTGGTCTTTCACAGCAATGGCTGGCGAGGCGTTAGACGAATTTGTCCAACTGGCAAATCGCTATGAAGAGCAGGGCGTGCGGTTGCAGCCAAAAGACGACACCATAGCGGTGGCGGCTTGCGTACACCGCGACAACCGCTTGCTTGCCTGGCTGCGCGAAGACGGCCTGGCGTACAAATACTCGTACGAAAAGTTTATCCCGGGCTGGGTATTTGAACTGTCAGAAACAGCCACAGCCGGATTCTTATCCCGTCTGTGGGCTACTGATGGGCGCGTGGCGTGCAGCGATAACGGCACGCCGTCTATTACGTACTGTTCCACGTCTGCGCGGCTGGCAGACGACGTTCGGGCACTGCTGCGGAAACTGGGTATTCCGAGTTCCGTGGCGCAAAATCCCGCGTCATACAGAGACGACGTAACTGGCGAACTGGTTGAGTGCCGTGATGCGTATCTCGTACGCGTAGAGACCCGCGAGGGGTGGCGCCGATTTATGGCACAGTGCCGTGTGCCGGGAAAACCGGCCGTACCGCTGCCGAAAACGGCAGAGCGCAATAATCGCGACACCATTCCGCTGGATGTCAGCCCGCTTTTGGCAACCCTGGCGGCGACAATGCGGGGCCGGCGCGGCACGAGTTTGTGTGCTGCGGGGTTGCGTGTTAAGCCTAAATATCCGCTAACGTACGGCAAAGCGCGGCAGTATCTGCAGTATTTTCAGGAGCACTGTCCCGCGCAGCCGCGGTTAAACGAGCTGCAGTGCTTGGTAGAGTCTGACGTGATTTGGGACGAGATTGTCAGCATTGAACCGATCGGGCAGCATGCGTGCTGGGACGTTGAAATCGAAACCCAGCACAATTACGTGCTGAACGGGCTGGTCAGCCACAACTCAACAAATCTAGCTAGTAACGGCGTACTGCAAGCTAATATTATCCCTAATTACAAGATCCTGTTTGTGGCGCCGCTGTACGAGCAGATCCGTCGATTTTCAAACAACTACGTGCGCCCATTTATCAACAGTTCGCCGTTAAAACAGCTGTGGACGAACACAAAAACAGAAAATTCGGTGCTGCAGAAAACGTTCGCTAACGGCTCGCTAATGTTGTTCACATTTGCCCTACTAGACTCCAGTCGGGTCCGCGGCATCTCCAGTCACGAGCTAGCTGTCGATGAAATTCAAGACATGGACCCTAATCATATTCCTATTATCGAGGAAGTGCTGTCAGCTAGTAAATATAAGTTGCGTAAACGCACAGGCACGCCCAAGAGCTTCGATAACCCGATGGCCGACACGTACGACAAGGGCTCACAGGCGCACTGGCAGGTCAAATGCTGGCACTGCGGCAAATACAGCATCGCGGCACTGGAGCACCACCTGTTGAAGATGATCGGGCCGATCCGCGAAGATATCAGCGCCGATGCGCCAGGCCTGATTTGCGCCTTCTGCGAAAAGCCGATTAACCCCCGACCGCCGTGGGGGCGCTGGTATCACGAGTATCCGTCCCGGCGACTGGAGCACAGCTCCTATCACATTCCGCAGATCATCCTGCCGATGCACTACAGCCGGCGGTTTGAATGGTCGGAAGTACACCGCAAAGCCGAGTCGTACGGGCAAGCGCGGTTTTTTAACGAAGTGCTGGGTGTCCCGTGCGATTTCGGGCAGCGGCTGATCAGTAGCGCTGAGCTGCGCAAGGCGTCTGACTTACCGTGGCGCAATAACCCCAACTCGCCGGATCCACAGATCTGGGCCCGCTTGCCGCATTACGAGTACAAGGTCCTGTCAATCGACTGGGGCGGCGGTGGGGCGGACGAGGTCAGTTATACGGTGCTGACGCTCATGGGCATGCGGCCCGACGGCGTGATTGATGTGCTGTGGGGCAAGCGCATGCTGATGTCGGTCAATCATGTCAGCGAAGCAGAAGAAACCATGCAGTGGGCACGGCGGTTCAATGTTGACGTGGTGATCCACGACTACAGCGGCGCCGGCAGCCTGCGTGAAACGTTCCTGCTGCAGGCGGGCATGATTGAGAGTCGCAGCATGCCGATCTCGCTGGTCGGCAACTTGTCGCAGGATTTTGTGCGCTACGTGCCGCCCACGGCCATCCATGGCCGGGCGTACTACCAGCTGGCCAAGACGCGCTCGCTGCTGTACATGTTCCAGGCGCTGCGTTGTGGGTACGTGCACCTGTTCCAGTACGAGGACGGTACACAGGAAAACCGATCACTCCACGAGCACTTCCTATCGCTTGTGGAAGAGAAGACGGAAACCAGGCACGCGGGCGATCTGTACGTGATTACCCGCAACACAAAGAACCCGGACGACTTCGCCCAGGCGGTTAACATGGGCTGCGCTGGCCTGTGGTACATCTCCAAGCGTTGGCCGGATTTCAGCCGGTCGGTGCGCAATACCAGCTTGACGGCGGAGCAGGAGCAGATTATCGGGTCAAACCGCATGGGGTTTGAAACGGATCCGCGCAATATGGACGAGCTGTGGCCCGGCTAGTCGTCGGTCGTGGCGTCACGCACGTGGTAGGTGCTGATCACCAGCTCGCGACCATCAGCGGTCGTAAGAATGATCTCGCCGCTGTCGTGGTCGCAGTCAAAGCTGAAGCGCAGCCGCGAGTCGTGCTGCAGTGCGTGCTTCAACGTTTTGTACAGCAACTCGATCAGGGCGAGATCGGTCAGTTCCAGATCCGGTTGTTCCGGCATCAATAATCCCCGTCGTCTTCGATCACGATGTGCTGGTTGTTATCAACCAGGTCACAGCCGGGCAGGACGTAAAGCAGGCAGGCGACAATAGCAGCGCCGGGTTGTTCCGGCGCTGCTGTGCCGTCGACACTACTCGGCGCCGGGTACGGCGGCGTCGTCATCGTCGCTATCGAGGTCGTCGTCATCGTCGTCCTCGTCATCATCGTCATCCTCGTCGTCGAAATCGTCATCATCGAAATCGCCGAAGTCGTCATCGTCGTCGAAGTCGTCTTCGTCGTCTTCGTCATCGTCATCGTCGTCATCGACATCTTCGGCGTTTTCATCGTCGAAGTCGTCAGCTTCCTCGGCGTCATCGACCGCCCGGAGTTCCGTGGCGGCAACTCGCCGCAGCCGTGAACCAACCGTTTCCCATAACGTGCTTGCAGGCAGGCTCATTGCAGTGGCAACCTTTCTTTAATCCATGAAACGTAGAACTGCCGCAGGCCGACAATATCGATTGTCAGTTTATCGCCTTGGCGGCAGCCAACCCCCTCAGTAGCCAGTCGTTGTAGCAACAATTCCGCGTCTACGGAAATATCTGTTGCTGTTTTTATCGCCAGATACAGCGTATCGGCAGTTAATTCGTAAACGTCACCCCGGCGCGGCACGGCCAGTGGTGAATCGCTGAATAGCGTGGCGTCGTCCATCGCCAGGCTGCGGGTGTGCAGCAGCAGGCCAAACAGGTCCACCGCGTGGTGCTGTTGTTGCGCCGCCCACTGCTGCCAACTGCGGTCAATTACGCTGCGCGGCTGTTGTAGGCTTTGCCACCAGCCGTGCAGTAACCCGTACATGCTCTCCATGTTCAGTATGCCCGGATCCTGTTGGCTGCGGATAAACCATTCCAGGAAGGCCGGGACAACAGCGCGCAAGTGGTCGTCATCTGCCGCGGCGCGCCAGCCGCGGCACCAGAGCACGGGCAGCCCGCTACAGGCGGCAGCTGCCTGCCACAACGGGGCACCATAAAGCAGCGCGCCGCCACGGGGCACTGGCTGGCGATTGTATTTCTGCAGCTGGCGCAGGACCGGCCAGTTATGCTGCCAGCGCCGCTCCGGACTGGCGCCGAAGTGCGCTGCCACCGTAACAGCTGCGTCAGCTGCGCAACCTGCCAGTCCGGCCGGCTGTGGCTGCTGCGAGTAGATCCGCGACAAGGCCTGCTGCAGGACGAGTGCCAGGATCGTCCACATTTGCTGTGCTTTTGCTGTTTTAGCGCTGAGCCGCGACAGTGTGTGCGGCAACAGCGGCGCGGGCCGACAGAAATGCTGGCATGGCGCAGCGCGAGGGCCCACGTAACGCTGGCAGGTATCAGCTAAACCGCTGGCACCCAGCACGTATGCCGGGAACTGAAACTGCCCTTTCTGTACGGACCAGCCGATGCGGCTGTAGCCGTCGTAAGTCGGCGGGTCATCCAGCTGCAGCGCCAGTTTGACCAGATCCTGCAGCGTCTGCACGCGGCGATCCGTCGGCTGGCTGATCAATATCGCCTGGTCCGCCGGCAATTGCTGCTTTCGTAACCAGTCTGCCAGCTGCGTTTTTGCGAGCCGGGTGGTTGTACCGGCCCAGTGGAATGGCTGGCGTAAGCTGTGGAAATGCAATAGGCCGTCTAAACCCAGGCAGTCGTGGCTGTCGGCACTGAGTGTCAGGCCTGTAATTTTCAGCCAGGTCGGGCAGATATGTTTGGAATGGCTCCACAAGCCGTTGCTGTTCACTGTAGCCGCCGTGCCATCATTCAGCACCACAGCGGGGTTTACGTGGTGCGTGCGGGCCAGTGTCAGTTTCTGGAGACTGTCCGTATCCGCACTGCGCTGCAACTGGCGCCACTGCGCGTCGTTAAACTGGAACGTCTTGGCCACGACCGCCAGCTGGTCTGCGGGTAGCTTGCTTAGTGCGCGGGCCAGCGCCAGGTGCCAACGTTGCGCGTGCCGCCGGATCTTGTGCAGCTGTTCGCCCGCCTTTTCTACGGTCGACAGTGGCCATGGATCGTCAGACGTCACATAGGACGACGCTGATGCATCTGCCAGCATGGCCAGCCGCAGTGTCTCTACGGTTGTATGCTCGTCCCACAGCACCAGCTGTGCGGGCGAGGCCAGCCAGTCATACGCGCGCTGTGTCTCGGCAGTCCGGCCGGTCACGATACCCACAACCGGCAGCAACTGCCCAGAATGCCGGGTGTGGCGTAGCTGTGCTGTAATAGCGGTAGCCGGTCGCAGGACAGCCACGCAGCCGCCTGTACCGGCAATCCCGGCACGCAGGGCCTGGCTCAACCCAATCACACCAGCTTCGGCTTTCTTGGCTGATCGCACAGGTCCCAGCGGTAGTTGCGAAACGGGTGACCAGTCCGCGCTGTAGACGGAAACGCAAATTGGCCGGCGCGGCAAGTCACACGACGGGATAACCAGGTACTTACCCGCCGCCTGGACGCGTACGCGGCGAGACAGGCGGCTGTACAGCAGATCGTTCAGCGCCTCGCCCGTAGCGACCAGTGGCGCTTCCATGTCCGCCAGCTGCTCCGGCGGGATGACGGTGTGCAGCATGGGCGTAGCAAACACGGACTGGGTGTCCGTGGGCAGCGCGCGCCGCAACTCCTGCAAGCCTGTCAGGATGTGCTGGCGGGCTTGTTGCGTTTGTTCATAGGCGTAGGCTGTTTCTGCCCACCCCGCGCCGCCACCTAGCCCGGCGCGAATGCGGCCCAGCTCTTGTAGCGCTGTGGCGGCATCCAGCTTCCAGACAGCTGCTGCAAGTTGTACGATATCCCCATAGGCATCGCACTCGCGGCACCAGCTCCAGCCCGCCGGGTAGTGCGCCAGCATCCAGATACGTAACGCGTCTTGGCGCCGGCATAACGGGCAGTCGGTGAGTACAAACTTACCGCCCGTGCGCTGTACAGTTATATTTGCGGCTGCTAGCAGCTTTGCCCACAACGACGGCTGGTTCAGTTGCTCGGGCCCGTGATTCATAATACCAGGAGTGTCCAAATGCCAATCGACCTGTCTCAGGATATCAGTGCACAATTGCGGCATCGCATTGAGACACTGTACGAGCCGCCGGTGTATGCGAAAACAGCGGAGCTGAGCGGCGACTATATGCAGTCGCTGCCCGCCCACGTGTTTGCCGACCCGCGAGCGCGGACATTTGCCTGTGTGGACAAGGCGTCCGCCTGGTGGGCCGCGGCGTACTTTGCTGAACAGACAGCAGATTACACTGAAAAGCAGGCCAGTGCTATCCGAGCCCGCCTGCTGGACGCAGCCCGGTATTACAACAACCTGGAAGATGTGCAGCAGATTTTTGAACGCCAGGACAAGCTGGCGGCGTACAGTCTGGAAGCGCTGCCTGACAGCGACTTTGCTGTCGTGTACGAAGTGCCCGGGCAGCAGAAGCAGCGGTTCCTGCCGCTGCGGACAACCGACGAGCTGTGTAAAGCGGCTGACTGGCTGCTGACGCAGCGGGACGACCTGCAATATACGGACCGCCGCAAGCTGGCCGAGAAGTTGCTCGACAAGGCAGAAGACCAGCACGCCGTACTGCCGGCAGAGCAGTACCGGACGTTGGTCAAAATGGCCGGTTACGGCACGGCGCCCGTTGACGAGATCGCTGACGCCTTCAAGCAGCGCGAGCGGCTGGCGTACAGTCACGGCAACCGCGAGCTAGGCGAACAGCTGCACAAGACAGCTGCCATGGTGCGCGATACGCCTGGCATTCCTGATCAGGAACGCTGCATGCAGTACGCAGAAACGCTGGACGCCATCGACCGGGCGCTGGGCATCAAGTACAACGACGAGATCCAGCGACCGGAAGATATCGTGTTCTGCGTCACGGAGAAAGTGGCTGACGAAGTCGCGCAGACGTACGTCACGCTGCAGAACGGCTCGATCTATGCCCGCCCCGATCTGGAGAAGATATCGGCAGACGATGTGAAAAACTGGTTGGGCGACGATCTGTTGGCCAGTGTCACCAACGGTGACGGGCTGCTGGTGGATCGCGA